TTAGCTGTCCTTCGCCAACCAACTCTGTTTGAACAAAGCGTCAATGTGGGCATCCGCACCTTGAGCAAACGCCAGGAACTCCTCGCGGGTCATCACCGCGATCTGGTTGTCCTGCGTTCTCCAACTGACCGAAGAAATGCTGGGGTCAAGGGTCAGCCGTAACGCCCGTCCGGCGATCAGGGTCAGCGAGCCGGGGTCAATGTCAAAGGCCCACCCTCCCCATTGAAAGCCGGCGTCAATCTGTTGCTGGCGGATGACATTCACCCGCAGGGACTTGTCCGGGGTCTTATGCTGGATTTTCAATGACGAACTCCTTTTTCAGATAACGGGGGCCGGCGTCCACCATCACGGTGTAACGGCCAGGAACATCGAACTCGATCTCGGGCTGCTCGTCACAGCGGTAATCCACCCCCTCGATGGTCACGGTGCAGGGCAGGGGCAGGGCATCCAGTTCGTAGTCCTGGCGTATCTCCAGTTCGAGAGTGTCCAGGTTGACATAGCGCAGCTCGTCAACCCGATCCGTAATATCAAAAGCCTCGCCCTGCAGGACAGACTCTGAGTCATCCGCGCACTGCAACGCGACCATACTCTCCGGGCATGAACCTACCCGCAGTATCAAACCTGTTTTGTCATAAACGACATAGTTAGCAACACTCACTTTTTAACCTCCATGACCATTACCGACCTGTTTTTTGCTGACCCTGTGTTGGGGGTTTGTGCCGTCAGCGTGTATGTCTTTGAGCCGGACCCTGGGGTATCCGAAAGGGCCAAACAATGCAGCGTCCCGTTAATCCCGGCGGGCATGTTGGTCGATTCCCACAAGAGGGTCCCGCTGCGCCTTACGCGGAGGTGAACAACCGGGTTGGCAGAGCCGTTTATAACGACCGTCGAAAAATGCAACCATATAGGCGCCCCGGTGCTGGTGATGACCACGGTCTGAATGGTGGTCTCCACGTTGTTACCCGTCGAGAGCGATGCAGAGGTGAACGCCGAGATCGGGATAGTGACCGCCTGGTTCGCTATTTTTAAGGTACTCACCGCGAGGTCGTTGATCTTGCCGGTCTCCACGGCAAGGTTCGCAAGCTGTGCAGTATCCACAGCAAGGTTCGCGATCTGCGCCGAAGTGATGGTGGTGTTGGCGATTTTTGCCCCGGTGATAGTCGTGTTCGCTATCTCAGCGTTGGTAATGGTCGCGTTAGCGATTTTCGCCGCTGTTACTGCCAGATCGGCGATCTTGGCACTGTCTATGGCCAGATTGGCAATCTTGAGGTTGGTGATCGCCGCATCGTTAATCTGCGCGGTACCGATGTTCGCCACCACCGCATTGACCCGCGCCGCCGTCACTTCACCCGCCGCAATGGTCTGAATGTGGGCGGTCTCAATGAACGAGTTCTTTATATAGGTGGTACCCCCGGTCACCACGAACGGCACCACCCCCGCCGAGGCTGAGTTGGCCGGGTCAACAATCGAGAACCGGTCGGCCAGGATGGCGAACTCGGAACCGGTCGGACTCTGCATCAGACCCACACCCGACACCTTGCCGTTGACGTCCAACTTCACCGACCATTGGGCGTTGATGTCGCTGATCTGCCCGTCGTAGGTAGAGACCGTGGTACTTAGCGATTGCACCGCACTGGCAGTGGCCGCCACGCCGGTAGACGGGTGGTTCACGGTGCTTTGTAAGGCCGTGATACTCGAACCCTGGCTGGTGATGGAACCTTCGGCGGTGGTCACTCGACCGGTCAGCGAGGTCAAGCCGGCCGAAGTTGCCGTAACCCCCGTGGTGGGGTGGTTGACGGTAGTCTGTAGCGTGGTAATGTCCGTGGCCATGGCACTGTCGGCGGCGGCCCGTGTCGTTTGTTCGGCCTGAATGGCTGCCATGGCCGCTGCATCCCCGCTGTCGAACTTGGTCTCCAGCCGCATCTGCTGCTCAACGATGGTGACTTCGCGGGTAACCTGTGTGTGTTGCAGCTCCTGTATAGCGGCGTGGGCCTCAACACCCTGCCATTGAAGTTCTGATACCGCTTTGGTCAGTTGATTGGTGATCGCACTATCAGCATCGACTCGCGCCGTCTGTTCTGCCTGAACCGCCGCGTTTGCCGTATTCGCCGAGGTCTGAGCTGCTGCTGCTGCCGATGCGGCGTCGGTGGCCACCTTGTCCGTTACTGATGACCAGGCTGAACCCGTCCAGCGGTGAGGGGTATTATCGGTTGATCGAACCCATAGGTTCTTGTCGTCCTGTAATACCCCGGTAGGGGCGGACGACTGATAAATAATCCGCCCCTTACCGTCTGCCGTGGTCTGTGCCGCCGTCGCGCTGGCCTGAACCGTGGTGATGCTGGAAGACAAGGCGTTGTCGGCGTTAATTCGCGCCGTCTGCTCAGTCTGAACCGCCGCATTCGCCGTGTTCGCCGTGGTCTGTGCTGCCGCCGCCGCCGCCGCCGCATCCGTGGCCACCTTATCCGTTACTGCTGACCAGGCTGATCCCGTCCAGCGGTGCGGGGTGTTATCAGTGGAGCGTACCCACAGGTTCTTATCGTCCTGCAACGCGCCGGTCGGGGAGGCTGACTGGTAAATGATGCGGCCTTTACCATCTGCCGTGGTCTGCGCCGCCGTGGCACTGGCCTGCACCGAGGTAATAGAAGACGACAGTGCGTTGTCGGCGTTGACCCGCGCCGTCTGCTCGGCCTGCACGGCGGCAGTCTGGTTAGTGTCGTTGGTGTTGACCGTACTCTGCAGGCTGGTAATGCTGTTGGACAGAGCACTGTCGGCATCGGCCCGCGTCACCTGTTCGGCCAAGATCGCGGCGGTATTGGCCGCATCAGCGGTTTTGTATGCAGACTCGACCAGCATAAGCTGTTCGGCCTGTGTCGCCTCGCGGGTAACCTGAGTATCCTGGAGCGTCAGAATCGCGGCTCGGGATTCGGTACCCTGCCATTCCAGATCGGAAATCGCCTTGGTCAACTGCGTGGTGAGCGCACTGTCGGCAGACGCACGGGCATTCTGCTCGGCCTGTAACGCTGCGGTCTGGTTAGTGTTGTGAGTGTCCACCGTAGCGGTCAGGGTGGTAATGGACGAAGACAGGGCACTATCCGCCGCAATCCGGGCATTCTGCTCGGTTTGAACCGCTGCGGTCTGGTTGATGTCATTGGTGTTAACCGTGCCCTGCAGCGTGGTGATGCTGGACGTCAGCACGTTATCTGCCGCAATCCGGGCGGTCTGCTCGGACTGAACCGCTGCAGTTTGGGTGGTGTTGTTGGTATTCACCGTGCCCTGCAGCGTGGTGATGCTGCTAGTCAGCACCCCATCGGCGTCGATGCGGGCCGTCTGCTCGGCTTGTACCGCGGTGGTCTGATTAGTGTTGTTGGTATTCACCGTGGCGGTTAGGGTGTTGATGCTGCTAGTCAACACGTTATCCGCCGCAATCCGGGCGGTCTGCTCGGACTGAACCGCTGCAGTTTGGGTGGTGTTGTTGGTATTCACCGTACCCTGCAGCGTAGTGATGCTGCTAGTCAGCACCCCGTCAGCGTCGATGCGAGCGGTCTGCTCGGCAATAATCGCCGCGTCATTGGCGTCCACATCAGCCTGGATCAGGGTCAACTGCTGGGCGGTGGCGCTATCCGCCGCAACGCGGGCTGACTGCTCACTGACGACGGCGGCCGTGTTGGCATCCACCGTACTCTGGAGTACCGATAGTTGCTGACTAAGTGCAGCGTCACCGTCGGTACGGGCCGTCTGCTCGGTGACAATAGCGGCGGTATTACCATTGGCAGTGCTGACCACGGCTGCCACCTGCTGGGCCAGGGCGCTGTCGGCATCGGCGCGGGCGGTTTGTTCGGCCAGGATAGCAGCCCCATGACCGTCCGAGTCGAGGGTAAGAGTCTGAATTTGCTGGTTAACTAGCTCCAGCGCGCTCTCTCGCAGCGCTGTTTCCTGCGCCAGATAAGAGGTGTTGCTAAGGGCCACGTCTTTGATGGCCGATAGCTCAAGCTCAATACCGGGTACCTTGTTTGCTTCGGTTTCCAGTGCCGGGATGCGCAGCAGCTCCAGCTCGATATTGGGTATCTTGGCCACTTCACCCTGGATACCGGCGATAGCCTCGATTGGGGTGCGTAAATCCTGGACCAGTTGGCTTGCAGTAATCTCACCGGTCAACAGCTCCAGATAATAACCGGGGGATTGCGGCAGGAACACGAACGACCCCAGCGGCTCATGGATACCGCTCACCTGCCCCTTGAGGTTAACGTGGCGAACCCAAATGTAATGACCGGCACCGGGCGCCAGGGCGAGGTTGGCACCGGCACCGGAACCGACCCCCGCCAGCATGGTGTCGAGATCGAGGTTGGGTGGAACCAGCGGCTGGTTCTGTTCGTCCACCTCTACCGGGTGGGTGAAGATCTCGGTGTATCCGTGACCAGCGTAGGTCGGCATATCCCACACGATGTAGATACCGCCGACATAGGTGGACACCTTGACCCCGGTGGGGGTGGATGGACGTTCAACCTGTTGCCCGAGGTCGATGGTGCCGACCTCGACCAGTTCGCCGATCAGACGACCCAACGCCGTGTAGTTCCCTGACGGGAGCCGGTTGGCCAGGTCACGGAAGGTCACCGCCTGATCGAGAGGGTCACCCCGACCCAGACCAGCGCGAACCTGCAGCACCTCACGCATGGCTTCAAGAATAGGTCGCAGCTCCCGAGGTGTACTGGCAGGAACGGCGGGGATCGCAGGCAGATTAGTAGCCATCAGTCATTAAACTCCGAGAGAGTGTGGGCCAGGCTTATGTGGTGGACGGCTACCGACGCCGTAGCGGAAACACTCAGCCACCAACCACGGGCGCGAAAACCACCGGGGAGGGCGAAGGGTTTGTTGCTGGAAACCACGCGCTGGTGGCTGACCACTTCCCCGCTTTCCTTGCGGGCGTGAACCGTTACCGTGAGCGGGTAGTGCTCCGACACCACTTTGCAGAAGCCGAACGTGGTGGGGGCCGGCGTCCGGTACTCCTTGGTGGTGTATTGGAGGGGGCGGGCAGCGGTCAGATCGCCATTGAACAACTTCACCGCACCACCGGCGTCGTTACGCGCCATGTAGAGCAGATCGTCTGAACCGGGCAGGGTGTGATGCACCGCAGGGTCGAGGTCCAGTTCACGCAGGCCGTCGTCCTGATTTAACGGGTCGAACACCAGCGTCCGTTTGCCGGAGCGGAAGATGAAGACCTTGTCGTCATAATGACCAAAGCGCATGGTTTCCGGCTGTAAGGCTCGCCACTCCACATCGCGGTAGAACGCGGAGGTCACCATCTGTGCAGAGGCCCCCTGAACCGCGACCATGCCGTTGCGGCTGGCGTAGAACACGGTGCCGGAGACCTCGACCGCCGCATCCTGACTGACGCAGGGGTAGGGTTCGGGTATCCGCATGGGTGACATACTCTCGGGGCTAACCCCGGTGAACACATACGGCACACCCTTGGTCAGCACCACAATGTCGCCGCCGCTCATCAGGCAGGTCACAATGTCCTCTTTCAGCGACTGCTGGTATCGGATCGGCCAGGCATGCGTGGTCCCCGGTTCGGAGAAACAGACCTCCCGGCGAGTGTGACCAAACATGAAACCCGAGGGGTGGGCGCCGATATGCCGTAACGGTCCGTTAGGAAACAGCGCCGTGTTGTTGTCCGGCGGCCCGAACCATTCGTCGGTGACCATGGCTTCCTGCAGGTCGCCGCTGGGTGTCCGGTCGATATAGCTCGGATCGGTGATGGGAACCTCGGCCACAAACTGGAATAACCCCTGCCCCTGAGAGGTGAAGTTGGCCCGGTATACACGCCATAAGGCACCCGTCCCCCAGTTGTACTGCCCTGTCGGTAGCGTAGGGCGGGTGAGCTGAACCTGCTTGGCCATGTAACTGACGGCATTAACCGTATATTCCTGCAGGTTTACCCGGCTGGATACCAACGAGCCGGGGCCTTCCCGCCCCCAGGCATCGACCCAGGCCACCTTGTACACGACGGTGTACAGGTCCAGATCGTCGGTACTTGCCGGGGTTGCCGGACGCTCGGCGCTGTTGTCATCCACCACCAACACCGGTTTCGCCGGTTGCGGGATCCCCAGCCGGTAACGCAGACTGGGGTAGGGGGCGGCGCTGACCGCCACATCGGCCCGCGTGATGGAGGGCCACGATTCGTCGGAAATGCAAATATACTGCTCGGCATCGTTGACCAAGGGAGCCAGCACCGCTTCGGTGCGGTCGGTCCAGGTAAACCAGTAGGTATCGAGGTAGCGGAACCAGTAGCGGGCGGAGGCCGGGATAGTTTCGCCGGTGGAGGTGTCCACCCCCCAGGCTTCCAACAGCGACCGGCCCGAACGAGCGTTCAGCGCCTCGACAGCCAGCCCATCGGCCAACTGGCGAGGTTCAAACTTTGGCGCTGTTCCACGCCAGGAGTCGATGGTCAGCTTCATTTGGCGTGTCCCTGCTTGTGGTTTTCCTGATCGCGCCCCAGCTTTTCTTCCAGTACCGACACCCTGATGGTGAGGTTCTGGATACGACCGTCAGAGTCCCGCACGGCAATCCGAATGTCCTGCAGGGAACTGATGCTGTTATCGAGGTTGGCTTGCAGTACCGCCTGACTCTGCTTGAGCCGATCAATATCCCCAAACAGCCGGTCAAACGAGAGCTGCATGAACATACCGCTGGCGGCGATCAGCATGGTGGATACCAACGACAAGATGCCGCTGTTGCGATTCAAGGTGTCACCTACTGGTGTGGGCATGGAATTATCCTCGGTTGGAGGGGCGCAAACCCTCGGCCAGCAGCGCACTGATTTTGCCAAGAGCCTCACCTCGCGTGATAACCCCGTCCTTGTCCGCGTCCAGTCCGGCATTCTGCCTGTAGGTCACCGGGCGGTTGTCACGCGACCACAAGGCGAAGTCGTCTGATCGGCCAACACCGTTCGGCCACAAGATGGCCATGTACACATCACCCAGGTTTTTCAGGCGACCTGCGTAAGGAGCAAAGTACCGCTGCACATAGTCGAGCTGATCTTCGGGGAGCATGGCCGACAGCGCGGCAGTGGTGGTACCCAACCCCTTGGCAGTGGCGGGCATAAACTGGATAAGACCAACCGCACCGGAACCGGCACCGTTGATAATGTCTGATCGAAAGCTGCGCCCTGACTCGAAAGCCATGCAGGCCATCAGCCAGTTAGGGTGGATAGCGAGGAACCTGGAAATATCCCGTACCCGACGGCGAAACTCGGCTGATACCCGAGCGCCCCAGGCTATGCTATCGGGGTCGTCTTCCCGAACAGGGTTGCCCTTGGCCGAACCTAACAGTGATTCATAAGCGGATTGTGACTTGCTTCCCCAAACCCCATCCACCAATCCGGTGTAGAGGCCGAGGTCTTTCAAGTCGCGTTGAAGCTGGTGTAAGTCCATTCAGACCCCAAAGAGAAAGTGTTACTGGTTGATATAATTTTACCAGTAACACTTGTTTTAGGGTAGTCAGTCGGAGGTCAGAAGATCGCGAATGGCCCCTTCGGCCCACGGTAGCTGGGTCGCTACCGGCACCGTGTCAGCCGCCTTGGCCTCCCACCCCTTCTTGGGGTCAGCCATGTCGGACCACAGCCAGTCGAGCGTCGGGTTCAACGCCGCCAGTACCATGTTGCCGCCGTAGTCGGAGGCCGAACGAGGACCCGCCGCCAGTTGCCAGTGGGCCTGCAAGCCGGTAGCCGAGAACACCCGGAGGGCTTTTTCTTCCCAGGGTTTTTCGCCACCCGGACGCTTGACGCCGAGCAGGCTAGGGTATTTCAGCTCCTCCCTGATGGTTTCAGCCAGCGCACCAAGCGCCGACGCCACCACGGTGAAACCGGCGATGGAGGCCATGGCCGGGGCCATCTTACCCGCTTTGACTTCATGGTAGGCGGAGCGGTGGACCCGGTCGAACAAACCGAACACGAACTTTTTGAGGCTGGCGAACACCGCAAAGCGCGGGTCGTTCATCCATGCGGGCATGGCCCCGGCTTCCGGGTTGGCGATACTCTGCTCCACGAACTGGTGCACCGCATCCTTCCACTGCGGGTTGTGATCGGTGCGACCGGCCAACGCCTGCTCCGGGTCAACGTGCAGCTCTTTCAGGTACCGGGCCGAGGTCTTGTCGCCGGCCAGCGCCCTTTCCGCGTGGTGGTGCAGGAAGTCCTGCGCCTCCAGCATCGACACCATACGGGTCAACTCGGTGATCTTGTGCTGGCCATTGACCTTGAAGAAGGTGTCGGATGCCCGGCTCACGGTCTTGCCCACGGTCAGCTCGTCCATCATCATCAACTGTTGCAAGCTGTGACGCACCACCTGGTTACCAATGACCCCCAGGGTCTCGGCCAACTGCCGGGTACCTTTGCGGTCGGTGACGGCAGCACGGGCGAGGTGCTTGTTCAACGCGATGACCGACCCCACTACACCTTGGCGGCCTCGCAACGGGGCAATGGCCAGCTCGGGTATAGACGCCACACCACTGAACAACAAGTAGCGCAATGCAGTTGCCGCGAAGAACCCGCTGTTAGCCACCCGTACCCATCGCGGGATCGTGTGAGTGTTAGAGCGGGTGATGCCCCGTGTAATGCTGCGAACCTCGGCCCGGTCGGACTCGGACAAGGTTTCGTTCATCAGAGCGTTGTAAACGGCCGAGGCATCGAACACCTGCTTGTCACCCACCTGTTGAACCACACCGAAGCGACGGCCCCACTCGGCATAGCGGGTGGCACTGTCGATCAGACCGGTGAGGATTTCCGGGGCGTCATTCTTGAGGAAACCCAGCTCCCGCAGGCGGGGCAGCGCGGCTTTCAGTCGTTCCTGATCGCGGCGAACACCGAGAATGGTCTTGGGGGTCTCACCATCATCGAACACGGTGAACCCGGACACGCCCCGCGACTGATGCAGGCTCTTGATCAGTGCGTCGGGGTCACCCACCTTGGCGTCACGCAGCACTTCACGCAGCTCACCCGGTTTATCCAGTACCCGATCCAGATTCCACACTACCGGCAAGGTGTCTTTGTCGAAGGTCGGGTCAACCTCGCGCACATAATCACCCAGGCGAGTGAGCAAGTCGCGCATTGCCTTGGCTCCCGCACCGTGCTCTTTGCCATCCTGCAGCTTTTCATAGGCTCGCTGCAGCCCGTCGTTGTCCAGACCCAGCTTGCCCAGTTCACCCATCCATTCGTTGGTCTTGATCCGCCACCCCATAGTGAAGGTGCGACCCTCGGTATCCTTGCCAACAGGGGCTGACAGAGTACGGGCCAGCCAGGGCGACATGCGGTGTAGACGGTCGTGGGCCGTCCGGTACAGGGTATTGGCGATCCCATGCAGAGCGCGGGGGACTCCCGAATGGTGCCAGGTGCCGTTGCGCTCGGTCGTGCGCTTGCTCAGGCGTCCAGCGTTGGCTTTCTCCATGGCCGGTGTCATCGGCTTGCTTATGTCCACCTTGCCCAACTCGGCCGGCAGCCAGGCGGGGCGATTCACCGGCTGTTGGCGGCTGGCCAGGGTAGCCAACTGCTGTTCCAGATCCCGCACCCGTTGCACAGCAGCCTGTGCTGCCTTGTCGGCACCCAGCTTTTCAATGATTGTCAGCAGCTCGGCATTGGCGTCAGCAATGGTACCCTCGGTGCGCGGCTGTTTGGGCAGGTTCTTGTCCTGGCGGCGACGAAGGGATGCGTACAGGCGGTCCAGTTTACGGGACACCTTTTTGAACTCGGTGCTGCCGTAATACTGGTCGGTCAGCGCCTTGGCGTCGGCCCGTGCAGTGCTAAGCTCCGCTTCCAGGCGGGAACGATCGGCGTCCTGTTCGACCCGGTTCTTCTTGGGTCGGACTTTCAATGCCCCTTTCTTCTGCCGCTTCCGACCGGTATAGCTGGCCGATTCGGTTACCCGCTGGCGGCCACGGTCACGGTCGGCAAACGCCCGGTCGTCATTGGTGTCGGCTTCCATCGCCAGTTCGCCATAGTCACTGTTATCCCGTTCGACGTCAGGGGTAAGCTCACCTGTGGTTCGACCGCGGTGGTCGGTGATCGGCGTGGTGTCGGCGAAGGTTTTCTCACCGTCAGCGTCCTCTACCTCACGCAACCCGGCAATGTCGGCATCCCGTTGTTCTTCCAGCTCAGCCAACCGGTCCTTTACCTTGTCCAGTCGCCCACGGGCATCGGCCTGTAGTGAAGGCAGGGTAGTCATCAGACTCGCATACGCATCGGAGTCCGGGCGAACACGCGGCTTGGGTGTAGCTGGAAGCATACCAAGCTGCTGCTCCAATCGGGATTTCTCCCATTTGAGCGCATCAATGCTGGTGGTGGTGTCCACATCGAGGGTGGATTCATCACGGAAGTACCGCAGCAGCTTGGGTTTGACGTCACCCCAGGTCAGGGTAGCGTCCGGGTTGTCCGGGCTGCGCCATACCACCAACGAACTGTCAGGGTCCAGGCTGTCCGGGGTAAAGACACGTTTGCCATCGGTACGCAATGATTCCGCCAACCCGCTGGCAAAGGCTCGCGCTATGGTCAGTTGGTGGTCATCCTCGTACCAGTATTGGCCCTTGTCCTGGTGCTTGCCTTTGGCGCTGGTCCCCTTGCGCTGCTGCTCGCCCCAAGTGTAATTACCTTCTTCGTCGATCAGCTGCATATCACGCAGACCGTGTTCGGTCAGCTTGGTGGCGTCCAGCGTGAGGTTGGTTGTCTCACCGTCGCGACCCTTGACCAGACCGCGAAGGTGGGCGTTTTCTGTGGCACTGGTCCACTTGCGGCCCTTGACCGCCGCACGATCCAGTAACCTACGGCGAACCTTACCGGCGCGACCATCCACCCCCACGGACTCAGGGACGGCGCCAATACCACGCAGCAGGCCCACTGCTTTGTCCAGCTCTCCCGCCGCCACGAACTGTTTCAGTCGCTCGGCCTCTGCCGGTTTCAGACTGCGACCATCCAGATCGGAGCGGGTACCCTTACCCGTTACGTCGGGGGTAACGCTCTCCACCTGACCGCGAGACAGGCGTACCGGGGCCTTGCGGTTGGCGGCGGATGCACCGGCGCTGACCCGTTTCAGGGCGCTCGTTGCCGCGTCAATATCCGCGCTGCCGGCGGCAAGAGCTGCCGGGACATTCATATCGACACTGGCGGCCCGCTCAACCGCACCGTCGTACCTCGGTTGCACCGGACGGGGAACAGGGGACAGTTCAGTCGGGGCTACACCGTACTGTTCGGCCAGCTCCTGCTCCACGCGAGCCTGCAAAGGGCCAAGGTCACCCAAGTCGCCCTGTTCGGCCAGTTGCTTGAACACGGTACGGACATAGGACACATGACGTTCGGCAAACCCACGGCGCTCTTGAGGGCTGAGGTCAGCCAGGTCAATATCGCTGCTGTCGTCCAGTTCGGTGAAGCCGTGCACGTCACCAACGGAACGCTCCTCGCCGGTCTCGCTATTGACCTCGGCAAAGCCGGCCTGATCGGCGTCACCGGCGGCGACGTCCTGCAGCTCCATGTCTCGGGCGTTCTGGTTTCGCACCTGTGTGTCGATGATTTTGTTCATCTGTCGGTAGGTTCGACCCAATATCGCCTTGGTATACCCCTCGATTTCCGTATACAGGGTTTCCAGTGCCGCATCCCGCTGGTCGGCTGGCAACTGGTTCACCTCACCCATACGGGACTTGATAAAACCGCGCATCTGCTCGATGGGGTTTACCCCGGCGCCGTAGAAATCGGGGTCGTACTTGCTTATCACCAGTCCCACCGCCTTTTGCATCTGCGTGAGCAGTGTCTGCGGGTTACTCTCCAGTTCAAGGCGGGTCTCGATCTGGCTGAGGACACTATCGCCGCGGTCCACCATCAGGCGACCCAGGGCCACCGGATCCCCCAGGTCAATGTTATCCTCGGTTTGGTCCAACGCCAGCTTCTCAGCCGCCTCGGCCTCCTGCGCCTTGATCACGGTCTCGGGCGTGGGACCGTCTACCGACTGTTCGGGGCCAGTCAGATCGCGGGTAGGGTCATTCAGCACGTCATGCTGGGGGCGGGTCTGCTGCTCGAGGGCATCATGGTAGGTGGCCTTCCAGTCCAGATTACGGCCCATCTCTCCCCACACATCTCCGGTCTCTTTACCGTAGGCATCCAGCACTCGACGCAGGGCGCGGTTCTCGGACGACGTAGCAGTGGAGTCCTTATTGAAGCGCTCTTTCTGCAGCTTACCCTTGGTGTTGCGATACTCACCCTTGAGCGCGGCCATGGCTTCGGAGAAGGCTTTCTTCTGTTTGGCGCTTTCTTCGGTGGTGTTCGAGGTGCGCAGTTCCTCACGCAGGGCGTCGAACCGCTCTTTGAGCAGGGCGTTCACCTTGTCGGCATCGACAGCGGAATACACGGTGCTGGTGCGGCTTTCCAGCGAATCGGTAAGGAACTGCACCACCTCGTTGGCTGTCAATTCGCCCTGTTCCAGCAAGGCACCCACTTCATTCATCGGGCGCAGCTTGCCGCTGTCATCGACCAGCTTTTGCCTAACGTCGTGGAATCGCCATTGGGGCAGGTCGCTGACGTCTTTCGGGTCCATGGCATGCAGGGTCCCCATACCGGCTACGGTACGCTCGGCCAGGCCAAGGTCCACCTTGTCGCCCACTTGCAAGGTCGGTTTTTCGGGGGACTGCTGCCGCGCCATGCTCGCCAGGATCGGGTCCGTCTGCTGTCCGGGAGTGGTGCCGGGGTCAGTGGCTTCGGGTTGGCTTTCTTTTTTGCGGATTTGGTCGATGAAGTCCCGCTCGGCCGCCAGGTCATCGGCGTTCTGCTTGTTGACGTTGTACTCGCGTAGGGTAGTGGCCATGCCGGAGTACATGGAGCCGGCAACGCTACCCCCAGCGCCGAGCGCACCACCGGTCACGGTACCGCGCACCATGCTGTCCAGCGTTTCCCACAGGTCAAAGTCGTAATCGTCATCGGCGCTCATATGGATGCCCTGGTCGATGGCGTTCTGCACCCCACCGAAGCCTGACTCCAGACCAGCACCCACCACACCGGATTTGAGTGCCGCCGGGATGGAATTCTTAGCTATCTCACCCACGGTTTTCTGTACCGCGTCATCAATACCGGCCGAGCGCAGGAACGACACGATGGGGATAGCGGCGCTACCGGCACCGATGGCCACGCCCGCCACGCCCGACAGCAAGGGCTTCAACCCGGTGTCATCTATGCCGGCTTCTTTCAGCCGCGCCTGCATCCCACCCGTGGCCTGAGCACCGCCGGACAAGGCGCCGGGGACGGCTCCACCGACCACCTGGCCGTACATGGACCGTTTGGCCGCCTCGGCTGCCGCCTGTTCCGCCAGCTCCAGCGCCCCTTTTTTGGCCAGTCCAGTCGCCACGCGACCGCCGACGAAACCCGTGAAGGGGGCGGCCAACAGTTCGGGGATCAGGGAGGGGGCCGCTTCACCCAGCGTTTCGGTTATGAAAGTGCCAACCCCCGCCTTTCCTGCCACGACGTCTTTCAAGGTCGCCTGCTGCGGGTTGAAGTTGGTCAACCGCTGGTTGTGTTCGCGTTGGGCCTGTCCTTCGGCTTGCAACACCTCGTTGCCGTTCTGTTGACCCACGTACTCTTTCAGACCACCCCAGGCCAGGCCGAGGCTATCAACGCCACGGTCCCACGACCGATCCCAAGTGCTGCCCTTGCGGGTAGGGTCATCAATCGGGCGTGAGGTGCTACCGAAGTCGCGGGGGATAGTGCGAGCATGGTCAATGGCGGCGTTCAGCTCGGGATCGTCGGTGCGCTCCAACCCCAAGGCTGCGCGAAGTACGCCGAGGTTCTGGGCCGCCTGGATTTCGGGTTCGTCGCTGGTGGCCGGGGTTAGACCCGCCTGCGCCAGATCGGCAGACACCAAAGAGCCGTCTGCTTTGCGGAATTCGGATAGGGATCGGCTGTACTGGTCGGTTCGGTCGGTGGGGTCGACGCTTGCCGTTAAGCGGGCTGCCTCGTCGCGGCCAACCGCCGCCAAGTCACCGGCAAGTCCCTTCATTTCAGGGGCGTTGATGTGCGCTTCACGGTGGCCAGTGGTCATCACTGGATTGCCGTTCTCGTCGGTCCGACGACTACGGCCATTTTCATCTTCGATGTACACGGTGTCGGCGTCATAAAAGTCGCCCTGCTTTTGCTCACCGTTGACCATAATGTCGGTCCACTTCATGCAGCACCCCTAGAAATAAAAAACAGTGTCACTGGTATTATACCAGCAACACTGTTTTAGAGGTACGCGGTGGATCAGCGAATCCTGTCCATTACCCGTGCCGGAATACCGCTAGGACCCGCCGTTCTAAGCTCCTGCTCCTGCGCCGCCGCCGCCTGTTCTGCCGCCGCCCGTTCCGCATCCACCACCGAGGCCGAGCGTTGTTCTCCCATATCCCAGTCCAGCTCCTCGCGGATAAACTGCTGCGTACCACTCGGATCGGACACGGCGAAATTCACCAGGTGCTCCAGCGAGATTGGCGACTGGCCACTGGCGGTTCGCTTCTCGTTGAACGCCTGCAAACCGGGGCCGAGGGCGTGGTTAACGAACTCGGCTTCCTGCTGCGGTGGCACCTTGGCCAGGGTAGTGAACATGGCGTAGGAAAACTCGTTACCGTTCAGGTTGACGTTAGGGTTCCTGATCAACCGTTGGGCCACCTGCGCCGCGTTCTGCACATAAGCCCCTGCCGCGTGACCCTCGTAAAAGGACGGGTCCACACCCACCTCCGATCCCACCCAGTTGCGATATGAGGCCATCACGGCCGAGACGTCGCCCTCAAACTGCGCCTTGCCGTTTTTGTCGGCGGTCTTGTACTGGGGGCGTAGGGAATCTTCGACTAACACCTTGGTGCGGTTGTCCATTTCCTTCCATTCTTTGGTCTCGAACACCGGCCGACCGTTGGCATCGTAGCTCTGTTTGCCGCGTTTGCCTCCCTTGGCTCCCCCATTGGCGTAATACTGGCCTCGGGCAGCAGAAGCGGCAGCTCCGGCATAAGAGGAGGCGATCTGGGCTTCCTTCAACCGGGTGTCGAGTGAAATCTGACGCCCGAGGTCATTGTACTGGGCCACCTTGGTCAGGTAATCAATCTGGTCACGACGGCGAACCAGACCTTTGTCGAGCAGATCCTGTTCATTCATGTTGCTATACCCGGTCTGCGCCATGTTCATGGCCTGGTCGGCAGTGAACATTCCCGCCCGGAGGCCCAATACCGCCAGTCGGACGCGGGTATGCTTAGGGTACCGGGCCATGTTGTTCGGGTCGGCTTCCAGCTCCTCCGCCCGCTTCTGGTCCTGAGCGGTGGGTACCACAGCACCGCTCTTGGCCGCCGCTTCGATACTACCGGGGTCTTTGGCTACCTCACTCGGGTTAGTGATACGACCGGTGGGGGAGAGGCGAACCGGTGCTTGTGGGTTGGCCACCGGCGCCGCTCCCGCGACAGAGGGCTGCAGGCCGGGTGCTCCCACCGCCGCCACCTGCTCCTGCTCCGATGCCTGTTGCATGGCCACCACCTCCGGGTCATCCTGGAACATGGTACGGCCGCCCTCGTCATGCAGCAGGCCGAACTGGTTCTGGATCAGCTGCCGGCGAGCCTCGGGGTCCCCTTCGGTGGCGCGTAACGCCTGGTTCATCCGCCCCACGGTATCCTTCACCCGGTCGGCGGGGATATGTAAGCGGGCAGAGGCCATGTCCTTCGGGTCGGCGGTCAGTGGAGCTACGCCGGATCCAGATTCATCTACTGTACCCATTATTACAGAGCCGTCTTCCTGCGGAACGAAGGCGAACTTGGTCCCGAAGCCGGTGTTGCCCCGCACCTCGTTCAGCTCACCCACATGCGGGGTGATGCGGTCGGCGGTGTCCTGCATCAGGCCAGTCAGCTCCTGCTCAAACGAGGTCTGGGCCTGCTGCTGTTTCTGGAACGTGTCGAAGCGGGCATTACTGTCCCGCATGTATATGTCGTGGCGCTCCTGCTCCAACTTACGCTGGTGGCGGCGTTCCCTAGCCTGGTCAAACCGGTCAAGGGCAGCGATAAAGTAATCGGCAGCTTCTGCCATGTGTCACCTCAAATCAGAAAAAGGACCCGGCCATGCTGCCGGCGGATGCGCCAACCGAGGCCCCCATGGGACCGCCGAAGATACCACCGACCACGGCGCCACCCAGAGATAGAAGCTGACTCAGGCCGCTACTCTTGGCCTCGGCCGCCATCTGCCGGCGTTGCTGTTCGTTGGCCGCAAACTGGGTCAGGTTGGCCGTCCCCTTGGTCATCATGTCCTCGGAAATCTGCATCAGATCGCCAGACAGGGATTCGTTACGCTGCCGCTGCAGCCCTCGGGCCTGGTTCAGTGTCGACGCCCCCGCCAATCCACCCAACCGATCCTGTGTCTGGGTTACCTGGTGCCGTTGCGCCGCCGTCAACCCGCCAGCGAAACGGGACTGGTTGCGGGCGCTCATGGATGCCAACTGCTCGGGCAACTTGCCGATCTGCTTCGAGGCTTCCTGTACCAGCGTTCGAGAGTTAACGTCCTTCGCCAGGTTATCCAGCAGCGGTTTGTAGTTCTGCTCGAAGTTCTGCCAGCGCCCTTTGTACAGGGTACTGAGCATCTGCTCCTGGTTGCCCCCCGGCTTGAGCGGGGTGTAGTTGTAGGTATAGAGGCTCATGGGTTACTCCTTCCTGCTAAGATCCTCGGCCCACCCGTAGCCGGTGAACTGGGCCGGAGTGGGCGGCGGAACAGGAGACGGTTGTACCACCGGGGTAGATTTAGCCGGATTCTGCTGCTTTTCCAATAGCTCCCGGATTGCCGGGTTGGAAAACAACTTGCCGAAGATCCCCGGCATCTTCGACAGGTCTCTCGGGGCCGGGGTCAGGCCGCCCTTTTGGTTTTGTGCCGCCGACAGCGCACGGGCAAACAAACCGTTTTTGCTGGCCAAGGAGGATAGGCCACCGACACCGGTGTTAGCACTGCCCGAACCTGCAGTCTCCGGGAGAGTGTCACCCGGTCGGGTGTTAAGGCGCTTGAGGCGTCTGAATATATCCGTGTTTGCGAGGTCAAACATACATTACTCCACGTCAGCCTTTCGGGTACTTACCGAGATCAAACCGGTGGTTAGCCTCCGCTGCCGCCGTTTCGGTGGCACTGGTAGCCTTACGACGCCGTTTGTTGGTGGGGGTGCCTTCCTCGTCCTCGTCCTCGACCTCACCTTTACCCTCTGCCTTCCCGCCCATAAGGCCGAGCAACTGGAATATGGGCGGGGTGATACCTCCGAACGCCTTGCCAAACAGGGTGCCGGACAACGCATTCATAATATCCGGTGAACCGCCGGCTCCACCCACTACTGGAGGGAGGCCGCCGAGCTGGGCCAGGGGGTTAAGTAATTGCTTCATAGCGTCCTCACTGTTGTCCGAACTGCCACAGGTCCATGTTGCCGGATTTAAGACTCGACAAGTTGGCTGCTGCTTTAGCCTGTTGGTTATCCTGGTGCATCCCCAAGCCGGCACCGCCGACGGCACCGAGCATGTTCATGGTCTTCTGCTGTTTCTCGGCTTTTTTCTTCTGATCCTGTAGCCATTGGTTGTGGCCAAGTTCCGCCAAGCGGGCTTGTCCTGACAGGGTGTTGGCCGCAGCGCCGGTACCAAACCGGGTACCCGCCACTTGTCGACTGGTATCCGTCAGATACGCGGTACCCTTGGCCAGCAGCCCCGCCTGAGTAGCGTCGGCACCTTGGCGCGAGGTCCGTTCCGCTACGGCCATCGGGTTGGCCTGATAAGATTTTTGATGCTCGGCGGCTACTTGCGACAGCTCAGCACTGGTGCTGCCTGCCTTACGGTGTCCGGTTTCACGTAGGGTGTCCTTGATGAAATTACCGAACACCTTACCCTGCACACCCCCCGCAGCGTTGGCCATCTTGATACTGTACTCGGCCCCGGCCTTCTCGCTTTCCGGTGTACTGACGTTAACCTTGCTGCCACCGCCACCGAAAATACTGCCTACGGCTTTACCAACACTCTTTATTACGCCACCCATGGTTACACCTCTCGTCCATACACTACGGTTTGCGGGCGAAACCCGAAGCTCCCAGCTTTACTCTGCCAACCGCGCCGTGCACTGGAAAAAATAAGTCTGCGGTAGCCGCGCAGTTTCGCCTCGGCCGCCAGCGCATCCCACTGGTCCTGCAACACCGCCGTGCTGCGGTTGAATGCCCCACCTGCCACGCAATACCAGGCACCGGGGAAGTCGTCCGTTCCTATCATCAGGAAGAACACCGGGTCGGTAGGGCCGGTAGACAGAATCAGCTCCGCCGCACCGGTATCTAACCCCTGCAACACGGCCCCGACGTCAAAGGTCGGATCGTGCCGTGCTATCCGGTTAAGTACCCGACGTATCCCTTCACGAAGCAGTAACGCCTGCTGCGGGGTAGCCGCGCTACAACCCGGCATACCGTACCCTCCGGGGGCGGCGCTTGGCCTGCCGCAAGTCGTCAGCCCGCGCCTGTTCTATGCCTGCGTAGAAGGCGCTGCGGTGAAAGCTGGCCTGGTTGGGGTCGTACCACTCGTAAGGTTGCAGCGCGAACAGCCGGGCCAGGGTCCCGTGCATCAGAGGTTCAAGCCAGGGTTCAAGCTCGGCCTCCGCCACGTCGCCTTTGGTGGGGGAGGTGGTCACTGCGACCTCGACCACCAATTCGCCGGAGGTGACGCCGTGCAACAACAGGGTGTCTCCTTCCAACGCCATACCTGACAGGTCCTGCGGGTGTCCATCCAGGGTCACATAGAGCAGACGGACAGGGGATAACCCCTGTACCACCAACCCCAGCGTCACCTGATCGGCATCCGATACCGGGAGCACCAGCCGACGACGCAACACCAATGACTGCCGCAGGAACTCGGACAGCGCAAGTCGGCTCTGCGTTTCGTGCAGGGTTTCGAGGGCATCCGGTACCCAAGGGAGAGTTAATCCCGCAACGGCCGCCAGGACGGACATATCAGACTCCCCCGGCCTGAGCACGGGCATTGGCGCCGCGCTCACTGAACGTGGCCGAGGTTGCCCCTACTGCCGCCTCGAACAACTGGCGGTGGTCTATGGCCCGTTGCTTGGCTTCCTGACTCTCCAACTGCTTCTGGTATGCCCGGTAGCAGATGTAATCAACCAGCACCGCCTTATAGGTATCCGGCAGCGGCACGTTGTCCGTGAGCTGGTCTATTTTGGCGGGGTACTTGGTGTAGGTGTAGGTGACCTGACCGGTACCCGTGTTCGGGGGGTATACCCAGAACACGCGCGGGTTGGCGTCAGAAACCATCACCCAGGTCACCGCTGCATCACGGGTGTGACCGTGCCAGTCCGGCATCACCGAGTCCAACTGCTTGCGCGGGATGATCTTGCATACCCGGCCCGGATTGGCTGGGGCGCCATTGTGCTCCACCGTCAACATCACCATGCCATCTGTCGGTAGTGCCTGTTGGGTGCCTGCGGCTAATGCCGCTGTTACGGTGTCGGAACTCGCTTCTGGGCGAAGCCGGGTAATCTCCAGGCAGCCCTCGTTGAGCCAGTCCACCAGTTCGGCGTCGAGCCATTGCAAACCGCCAGGGTCTTTGTCCCCGAGCAATTCACGAACGCTTCTGAATACATCATTGGCAGTTATGGTACCGACTGGCATGGTCTATCACTCCTTGGCAGAAGCGCGGCTGCCCTTGGCAGTAGCAGTAGTCGGAGACAGCCCGGCCTGAACGCAGGCGTCGGCCAATGCCTCGGGGACCTCGCGGGTTTCGCCAGGGCCAAATAATACGACGTGACCGGCGGGAGTAGACACCCGGAATGCGGTCTCGCGGTGGTTAGTCAACTTCATGGTGTATCCTCGATGATGAAAGGGTGGTGGTCCGTGATCACCACCCTTTGGTTATGCCCTTACAGTGCGAAGTCCACTGCAATGACGCCGTAGTCCTGCTTGACGTTGCCGTCCGCAGATTCCTTGGCGCCCTTGAACTGGGGCTTCTTCATACCGAAGATCTTGCCGTAGCTGATACCCTTCTGGTTGTTGTAGTCGAACTCTTTCTCGAACCACTCACCGGAACCCAGGTCAGCGACACCCAGCGCCTGCGCACCGCAGAACAGCGCACGGGTACCGGCCACGTTAGAGCCTGCGCCCCACTTGGCCGCCGCCAGCTTGTTGTGCGGGACATGTCGGAACTCATGCACCATCACGCCGTCGATCTGGAAGCTGTCGCCACCCGCCCACAGGCTGTTCTTCTCACCACGAACGCCCGCATGACGGGAGTTGGCGATGAAGTCGGCGTCCAGTTTCAACTGGGCCATGGCCAGAGGGTTCAGGAACAGGTGGTACATTTCTGCACCGCCGGTACCGCGAACGCCGCGAATGTAACGCTCTTTGGCCAGGGCCTGCATCTGGACGATGTGGCGGTAACCAATCTTGTCGGCCGCAGTGATAACCGAGGTGTCTCCCTGCTCCAGACCGGTACCCGCGATGCGCACATGGCGCTCGGAGGACGGTGCGGCAACATCGGCGGCGAACGCCAGGTCACTCAGGTTCTGGCCGGCCGCTTTCACGGGGCGGGTCTTACCGTTGTTGTACACGCCGTAACCCATACCGGCCATGGTCAGGAACGCCATCTGGTCGATGCGGTCTGCCAGCCAGTAGGCCAGTTGGTCCTTGGCTTCGGTACGGAAGTTCACGATGCTGCGCTGGTCGGCCATCTTGCCGGTGGTACGGTGCGCGTGACGGAGCTGGTCGATCTGGATGTGGTCGTCATACGCTTTCAGGGCCTCTTCGTTCCCCTCCAGATCGTAATCGCCCACTACGCCATCACCTTCAATGTCGGGGACCAGCGTGATGATCGCCTTATCGCCGCGCTCGGTTTTGGTCAGCTCGGTGATGCGTTGGATCAGGGAATTCTTGCCAGTACCCATGAAACGGGTAATGAAAGAGTTCTCGCGGGCCTGGTGCCACAGGTCGCGGCTCCATACCAGTTTCTGCTCGTCAGTCAGAGCAGCGAAGTTAGTCTTTGCCATGTGATGCTACCTCTGTAAGCCCCACCAGATTCAAGTCATGGGGGGACGTTGATAAAGTCCTATTCATGCCTTGCTCCTTGACGCGGAACTCACGGGGGCGCTGGTAGAGCCTGACAGCGGGCAGGGGCCGGATAACGGGGGCCAGTACGATTGGTAATATAATAGCAGTGTTACTGTTTAAAATGAATACAGTGATACTGTAAAGTGGGGGTGTTTAAGGTACTATTTCGTATGTTTTCCACCAGTTGGTGGATGCCAGTGCAGGAGCCTTTGAAATGAGTATTCCCTTCAGTCCCCGCGAACACAGTACCGTGATGCTGTCAGTGGATGACGTTGCCATCAACACCCCCATCGCCGCCGCGTCTACCGTCTGGATCGACAACCGAGGTAGTAGTGACCTGTTGATTGAATTCTTTAGCAATCCTTTGGACGTTGACAGCTATAGAGTCCCGCCTTACGCAGCCCAGCCCATCAGCCGGCCTCCCTCGGCAGCGAACCTGTACCTCAAACGCCCGGACGGCTCCATCGCAGGCACAGTGTTTGTGTCCCAAGGCTATGGTGTCTAACCACTTCGGAGCATTAAGCTATGCCAGTAAACTCTCTGGGTAATACCCCGGTTTTTGAAACTAAAGTCGGGACCATCACCGCCAACGCGCAGACCGTAGCAGTCGATGTGCGTCGTGCCTCCAGCATGACCGTTATGATGAACGCGACGTCTTTGAGCGGTCATAACAGTACCTTTGAGGGCAGCCTCGATTCGACTGACGGTACCGACGGTACCTGGTTCATCTTCCAGGTGGTCAGGACCAACGCCAACACCGTCGAAACCGCCACCGGCACCCTGTCCGCCACCCCGACGTATGCGTGGCGCACCTCGGTGAACGGGATTAACTTCTTCCGGGTTCGCGCCACGGCTCACACCAGTGGTACCGCCACCTGGCGATTCCAGCGTGGTAGTAACGCCGGTGAACCCGTACCTGCCATCCAGCTAACCGGTAACCAGCCGGTGGCCGGCGCCGCAGCCCATTCAGCCGCCGTATCCGGTAACCCGGTATTTGTGGCGGGCGGCGTGAACACCGCCGTCGATACCACATTGGTAGCGAACGACGTGTCTCGTTTCACCATGACCACCTCCGGGCAACTGCTGACCGTGGTCGGTGGCTTGCCGGAACAGACCTGGCAGTACACGAGTATCCTGACCACCTCCGCTACCTTTGCGGCCAAGGCTGCGACCGCTTCGTTGCGTAACTACGTCACGGACATTAGCTTCCAGAACACGAACGGTGTGGCGACTCAGCTACAACTGATCGACAACGCCACCGTCATCGCGCAGTGGAACGCTCCGGCTAACATGGACACACCGGCCAGTATCATTTTCAACACCCCACGCCGGGCGGCGGCGGTGAACACGGCGATGAACATAAGCTGTGTCACCACCGGCGCGAGCGTCATGGTTAACATCGGCGGTTACGTCGCCATGTAAAGCGTACCGGATAAGCGAAGGGGGCCTGATGGCCCCCTTATTCATTTCCGGCTGTACTCTCGCGCCGCTGGCAACCCGCGACCTTCGAGCTGGGCGATAATGTCCTCCACGGTGTCGTCCACCACTTGGTTGCTGCTCATACGCTCCAGTTTACGCAGCGCCGCCACGGCGGTACGGGTCAGGAACCGTTCGGCCACAAAGCGCCAGGCGATGCGACCGACGAAACCCTTACCCAGCTCCAGCAGCAGTTTCAGGGCGATGTTGGCCATTACAGGAAATCTCCCCTTGCCTTGGCCAGGGCCTCACGGCTCATACTGGCAAACTGGTCATCCGACAGCTTGGTCACGTCCACTCGCACGTCCTTGTTCTTGCCGCTGTTACCCTGCAATCGCTGTGGGGCCTGTTGAGCACGGGCCATCTGCTGCTGCACGTTGACCGGTTTACGACCCACCTCAGACCGTGACGGGGTGGAGGCTGCCTTGCGGGACTGGATACCGTTCTCAATGGCCACCAGTCGGGCCGAACGGCGCAGCGCCTCACCCGCACTCATGCCATTGGCAATGAAGGTGTCGCGCAGCCCAAGCACTTCTTCCACCAATCCCATGTCGGCGTCGTCGGAGGTGTGATCGAACTCGGGGTATTCCGCCACCACCTCACCGGCCGCTTGCTGCAGGCTGTTCACCTCCTGCTGGTAGGCGTAGGTCGATTGCGCGGCCTCCACCGACTGACCGGACATTTGCTGTACCAACTGTTGACCGTGGCTCTCCAACAACTGCTTGAAGGCAGCCTGGGCCTTGCCTTCGTCACCGTCGAGGACCGAGGCAAACATCTGGTTGACCAGGTTGTCATCCAGCGTGGTGTTAACCGCCTGCTGCTGTGGGCTGAACGGGGCCGGTGTCGATGCCTGACCGGACAGGGCTTCCAGTTCGCGCAGTCGCAGTTCAAGTTGCTGCCGCTTCTGGATTTCCTTGTTCAGTCGCTGGCGGGGGACCATGGGGTTGGAGTCTTTTTTCTTTGGCGCCGGCTGTTCCACACCCGGCTCCTCGCCGACAACCTCGCCCTCCTGCTCCTCGCCATGCTCATCCCCTTCACCAGCGAACGTATCCTCAGCATCCTGCTCCGGGGCTTCATACTCCTGCTCCGGGATCGCATCACTACCCTCAATGTCTACACCATCACCACGGTCTATCTCGGCCAGCGGGGCGTCATCCCAATGGGTGTCGCCGCCGAACTCATTCTGGCCGTAGCGGTTTTCGGTTTCAGTCACGGACATTCTGTTTCTCCTTGGTGGTATTCAGTTGCGATTTGAGGGCTTCCAGCGCCATGCTGGTGCCACCTCGCAGTTTGTTGAGGTAACGCTGGTTGTGGTGAGACTGGGCCGACAGGGCAATTCGGGCGCTCAGCTCACGCAGGCGAAGTTCTTTTTCCTGCTCCAGACGTTCGATTTCCAGGGCGGCCTCGTTGTGACCTTCCAGACTCGCGGCCTTCGCCATGGACAACTGGGCGGCGGCTTGTTTCTGGGCAATCTGGGCTTCCAACTCTTGTACTTCGGCTTGCATCTTGGCCATGGCCGCTTCGGACTGGGCTTGCTGCATCGCCATTTCTTCTTCGGTCGGTTCACCGAAGCCCTGCAGGTTTTTAAGCAGCTCTGCCACTTCCTGACGGCGGCGCAACTGGCTGTACTGGACAAGAATGTGATCGGGGATGGCCACGCCCATTTCGCGCAGGCGCATGGCCTCGGCGAACTGCTGATCGGCTGCCGAACCGGATACCGGTGCAAATGCCACATCGGCCACGTACTGTCCGGTGGTCACGTCGTTCAGAATGTTGCCTTCCGGGTCCATGCCGTTAATAAAGCGTTCTTCCTGTACCGGCTCACCCGTCAGCTCGTCTTCCTGCGTCACCCGGTAAAAACGGGTGTCTGTGTAGAAGTCCTGCACCAGCTCCAGGATCTTGCGGGCAATCATGCGACGACAACGCATCAGGTTTTTCAGTACCACTGACACCTGTACCTGACCGCGTGACGCCTGCGCTTCCATCGCCCGACCGGATTGGTCAGCACGGCCGAGGCCGAGCATGGCAGTGTTCACCGCGGATACGTCACGGATGGTGCCGGCGGCTTTCTGGCTGATTCGGTCAATACCGGTGGGGATAGAGTTAGGCTGGATTTTCTCAGGGGCCGCAGCGGTCTTGCGCTTAACCAGCACCAGGCCCGTCTCGGCACCGCGTTCTTCCAGTTCTTCCTCGGTCATGTTGGCCAGCGACCCTTCCTCGACAATCCAGCCGGAGTTGGCGGTGGTATTGACGATGTGCAGCTCTTGGCTGCTGGTCTTGTTCAACAGCTCCTGCGGGTCGAGCAGGTTCTCTACCACGCCGAAAGGTTTGCCTCGGCGGAAATAGGGGTAGAACGGGATGATGGTGAAGGTGCGGTAGGGCGACCAGTCATCGAACAGCAACACCTGATCGGCGCTAACCGTCATCTTGACGCGGCGCACCAGCTTCTCCATCACCAGCAAGTTGTGCTGCTCGGCCATGGCCTCGGCGGCCTCGGGTTCAACATGGGCCGGGACCAGTCGAAAGTCGCCCATTTCCGGGTCAACCCAATGCAGGGCCTTGGTCATGGTGAAGTATTGGCGCTCGATAACCCGTACCCGGCGCAGCTTGCGGTGATCGCCCGCCAGGTCTTCGCCGCCAAAGGTGGACTTGTGGAATTCCATGTCCTTTTCATCGCCGGAAAAACCGTTCTCGGCAATGACCCGCAGCTCCTCGGCCTTCTGCTCGCCATACTGCACGGCGATCTCGTCCGGGGTCATCCATCGCGAGATAAAGACCTCGTTCCAGGTCGCCGGGTCCAGATCGCGAGCCTCCGGGTCGGGGATAACGTCTACCGGGTCCTCATGGGTGATGGCCACCTCACCAAACAGGTTGTCATCATACGAGACACGCAGGTCGTAATAGCCGCGCCCGGTGATGACCCCATCAGCAAATACCGTGTCCTCGGTGCTCTCGAAGTCGTTCAGACCGAGAATGTAGCGGGTGAGCTGGTTCAGCTCGAAGGCCACCTCACCGGTACCGTGCTTGCGGGGGCTATATCGAACCTCCATGCGCCGGTCCATCTGCTCACCCAGAATGGCGTTCACGGTGGACAGCACAAGATTCAACGTCAGTGCCGGGCGGCCTTCACCGTCAAGCTTCGACCGGTCGCCCTCGTTCCACTGGTCACCGCGATAGAAATCGTTGCATTTGCGGCCGAGGGCCACGTACTTCTCATGGCCAGCATCGTAGGCCAGGCGAAACTGCTCCTGGTTACGGCGGGCCTTGCTCATTGCGTCCTGGTCCAGCCGGGCCAGGGCGTCTTCGCTGTGCTGATTCATCAACCACCCTGAGTGATAGTATTGCTATGTATCATTATATAACAAGTATCACTTGTTTTTATAGCTATGGCTATGCACTCATTGCCGAACGACGCCGACCCCCCACCACTTTGCCGCGCAGCTTGTCCCGGAACGACTTCTGCTTGACCGTCTTCTGATTGACGATTCCGAACTGCAGCAACATCTGGCCGATCCACGCCAACATGTCCACCTGGTCGTCGTGCTTGCCCAAGGGGAAACTCAACAGCTCGGCCACCAGCGCCTCCACCCACACGGCGCCACGGGGGAAGAATACTTTCCCCTGTTCCATCCGGCCTTGCAGGGGGCGGGCACGAACCACCTTGTCCTTGCCCCGTGTACGCAGCTTCTCATACGGGATATGCACCCCGGTTTCCGCCATGCGCTTGAGCAGGAAGGGTTCCAGGGTCATGTCGATATGGCCGGTCTCCACCCCGAAGATTTCCGGGTTCCAGCGGCGCTGTATCTCCATCATTTTGTCGATGATACCCAGCGAGTTCCAGCGCCCGCGGTGCAGGTCCAGCAGGTACAGGTTCTGCTCCGGGCAGACACCGACCACGCCGAATACCGAGAAGTCGTTCTGCTCAGTCTGACCGATGGCCAAGTCGGCGGCGGCATATATTCGCAGGGTGTTCAGCGGCGGGGCCTTGTCGTAATACCGAACCATCCCCTTGGTGAAGTAATCACCGTCCTGCGACACTGGGTTCTGCTGGTACAGGGCCTCCCAGTCGCGGGGGATCATGGTCCGTTTGATTCGCAGCAAGGCCGGAAGCGGATACCGGTCCGGGTGCAGCGCCTCGCCCTGCTTGCGGAATTCTTCGTCATGCTGGGCCACCGCCGGGTAGTTAACCACCTCCCACCGATCTGCGTCCTCCGGCCAGGTGCCGGTCTCATTGGCTTCCCGTTCGGCTTCCTTCATCACATCAAGCAGCCAGCCGGACAGGTCATCCTCGTGCCAGCGGGTCTGGATGATAAGTACACCGCCACCGGGCGCGAGTCGGGTATAAAACGTCGATGAGTACCAATCCTTGATTTTCTGCCGGGTGGTCTCGGATTCCGCTTCCTCGCGGTCTTTTACCGGATCGTCGATGATGCCGAGGTGTGCTCCCCTCCCGGTTATGGGGCCTTGTACCCCCGCTGCAGCCAGGCCACCACCATCCGTGGTCATCCATTTCTCGACCGCCTGGCTCGACTTGGACAGGCGGGTCTTGAACACCGTCTGGTACTTCTCGGTGTCCATCATATCCCGGACCTTGCGCGAGAAGTCCTTGGCCAGGTCACCGGAGTAGGAACAGGTGATCACCTCCATGCTGGCATTTCGGCCGAGGAACCAGCCGGGGAAGGTCTTGGAACCAAGGGCTGACTTCCCATGTCTGGGGGGCATTGCAATCATCAACCGGGGCGACCGGCCCTGCTCGATGGCCTCGGCGAATTTCTCCAGCCGGCGGCAGATGTCGGCATGCACCCACCCGGGAGCATAATTCGGCTCCACCCTGGTCACGAACGGCAGGAATCGGCGGCGACACAGCGCCCGCTCAGCCAGCTCCCGGCGTACTTCCGTCTGTAGATCGAACTGAGCCTTGTCTTCGGCTATCACCCGCTCTTTCTCAGCCTCGATGTTGGCGGGATTCATGGGCAACGCATCCTGATACCGGGCGGTGCCGTTCTCCATGGCGCAGTCAATACAGGTGTCGTCATCATGCCGGCGCTGCGGCGGGAACTCGCGGCGGCAGTCGTGGCACAGGTATACCTTGGTTTGGTCAAGCATCCTGTACCTCTTGGTACTGATCGGGGGCCAGGTGGAAGGTCTTGCCCGCCAGCTTCATCAGCGTGTCGTCGTCCATAAGCTCCAACTGCCCACGGGTGGTGATTTCCAGCTCTTTCTTCTCTGGCGCTGCCAGGCCGTGCAGGCGAACCAGCGAGTCCACCGCCTTGATTTCTTCGGTGGCGTTGGCCGACTTGGCGTGAGCCTCCAGGTACAACAAGGTGGCGTCGTTACGGGTGAACTCGATAGCACCGGCCTGTATCGCTTCTTGTCGGGACATTTCACGGAAGTAGGCAATCGCATCCCGAATGTCCTCTGACTGGGCCAGTTTGGCCACGGCTACCTGCGGTTTGTTGTATCCGGCAGCACGGGCAGCCGCCACCGGGTTCAGGCCACGGGTGCGGTACAGGACATAGCTTTCTTCTTGGGAGGTCAGGCGACGGATGCCAAGGCCAGCGTAATGGGAACGCATGACGTCGGGCGTGATGGCGTCGTCATCATACGGGTCAGACATAGGGGTACCTCACGGCGGTGATTTACCCTACAGAATAACAGTAATGCTGGTTTTTTGTAATGATGAAACCCGGCAATGTCGGGGGAGGCGTTGCCGGGTTTCTTGGAGGAACGGCCTCATATTACTGCGACGGTAGGTAGCAGCCAATAGGGCCTGTAGCGAAATTTTAAAAATATTTTTTACGTTTTTCATTTACTTAGGTTGATTGTTATGGGTGGTTCGGCGGCGAGTAGGGGCCGTTCGATGCGGGAAAAGGGGGAGGGTAATTGGGCCTGGGTGGAGTGTTGATTTGCCAGTGTTGCTGGTATGGGTGTCGCTGTAGGAAGCGGTGCCTGCTTGATTCGGGGTTGGTCTCGAGTCGGGCTAGTTTGGACTCTTGAACCTACTTAGGAGTCCCATGAACCTCAACATCAGGAGTAACACCATGAACGACTTCATCATTGCCATGACCCTCATCACCGCCCTGTTGGCTGTGTTCTTCGTGTACATGCTGGTCTGCGAGGCCCGTATGACCTGTGGCCACGCAGCCACGGTCACCCTGGCTGTGCAGCCCACTGACGAGGACGAGGTGAGCCGTGCCATTGACTGGACAGCCACCCTGGTCATCCGTGACCTGGACGGTAACCAGATGCGCCACTGTCGCGCCCCTAACCAGTGGGACGCAGACAGCATCCAGAACTGGATAGCCTACGCAGTACCCCACCACCTGCTGCTTGCGGGCGTCGACGTCTATGTCGGCGGTGTGTGGATCGGCTCTACCGAGTGTTAATCAACCCCAACCCAAGGAGTAAGACCATGAACGAACTGAACCAACTGATTGCATCCCAGCACGACGAGCTGCCTAGCTGTGCCTGGCAGTCCATCGACCAGTTACCCCGCGAGAGCTGGGAGCCGCTGGTAACGGGAGCAGAGGAATACTGGACCTCGCAAGAGGATCGGGAAGACGAGCTGGTGTGGACGCAGATGGCTTCGGCCTATGACGCCTATACCCAGCAAGTAGAAGAAGAACAGGGCGAGACAGATGACCTGCTCGCCCTGTTTATGTAACCACCCACCCAAAGTAGCAAACCGGACAGGCGTCAACTTCCACGCAGCCGTCTGTCCAACACTATCCAATGGAGATTACACAATGAACGCTATCACCTTCACTAAAGCCGTTGCAACTGAAATCCGTCTGTCTGCCGAGTTCAACATGCCTACCGCAGAGTTCCAGAAGCTGGTGTCCAACGAAATGCTCAAGGCTCGCACCAAGTACGACGCCTGGAACGACAAGAGCACCATGCTCCGTGCCCTGCACAAGGAGAGCTATGCCTTCTGGCGGGTGCATTCCACCGAGGCGATGCGCGTCATGTGTACCGATGCGTTAGGCGTCAAGGACCACCGCGAGTTCTGCGCGGTGTTCGCCAAGGGCCTGACCAAACTGGAGGCTGAGTACGACCTGTTCTGCAAGAAGCAGGCTGGCCTGTTCACCGCGCTGGGGGCCAACACCGCCATGAGCGGCTTTGTCACCCTGCGTATGGAGACCGCTGCCGGTAGCGGTGTGTACCACACCTTCGATAAGGAGCAGCTGGTTCACTACATCGTCGGGGTGGGTCAGTACAGCAAAGAGACCCGGTTCAACAAGGACGATGCCCGCCGCGTTGCTGACCTGTTCAGCGTCGAGGTGGACATGGCCGGGTTGAAGGCCCTGTTCCATGAGCACCCGGTAGCGGCCGAGGCGTGGGAGAAGGTGATGACTTCACCCTACACCAAGGAACGCCGCAAGGCTTTACTGCAGCAGGACCATTTCACCACCCGCAAGAACAACAACGGGTTCGATGGGATGGTCACTCACCTGCCGGAGAACAAGCGTTACAACCCCACCAACGGTGAGGTCCACCACCTGCTGAGCGCCCTGCTCAAGCAGTGGGAGTTCGGGTACAACCTGGCTCGCCGCGCCATTGAGCGGGACCTGGAAGCATCCAATGCCGCCTACAAGGCGCTGCATACCGGCGGCGAGAGCATTGCCGACTGGGAACTGGGTCGTACCGATGCCTGGGGCGAGGAGTGGGTAGGCGACTATGAGCTGCACAACCGTCTGGATGAGCTGTTCAACATCGACCGTCACATTCAGGCGGCGCTGCACGGGGCCAACAAGGTGCTGGAAGCGGTCCATGGCAAGCTGGCCTTCCACCATATCCGCAAGGATGGTGAGTTCATCAAGGTAACCGACCGCAACGCCGCCAATGCGCTGCGTTTGGGAGCCTGGTACGAGAAACGTGACGCTCAGGCAGCGGCTGAGTGGGAAACCCTCACTGCGGCTCGACTGGATGCTATCGCCAAGGTCATGGCCACCACGTTCAAAGCCTAACCGAGAGGCATACTCAGGGTCACCTTCGGGTGGCCCTTTTGGATGACTTTCATCCCCTACCCACAAGGAGTACACCATGAATATCGAATCCCTATTCAGCGCCATGTCAGTCGACAACAGCGCCTATGAAGAAGCCACCTTTGATAATCTGCTATCCGGTCTGCGTAGTCAGAGCATGGCAGCCGAACACAAACCCGCTGCCCCCAAGCCGCGCATCCGTGCCTACAGCCCTGAATACTGGGAATGGCTGGGGGTTGCTCAACCTGTGCCGGCGGTCGAGCCAGAGCCGGCAGTCGAGCAAATTGTCCCCGCCATTGATACCGTCTGCTCCTGCTGTAAGGGCACCGGCGTGTATGTGGGCCGCACCTATCAGACCCGCTGTGCTCGTTGTAAGGGTGACGGCATCCTGCAGCCTGGCCACATCAAGGCGTTCGCCACCTGGCAGAGCGCCCGTGCGGCAGGAATGCCTCGGGTCGTGGATAACTTCGGCGCTCAGTTCAACCTGCAATAAGCAGCCCTGAGCACGGGTTACTGACCCTCTCACCCTCGGCCCACCTTAACCCGCACTGAGTTCCCTGTCCGGTACCGGTTGCCCGGCCTCCGCCCCCAACGGTCCATCGCATTAACCCTCACCCATACGGGATGGCCTATCCCTCTGTCCCTCCGAACATGGCCTCCGGCCCAAACCCCCGGTCCGTAGGTGCGGTGCGAAGTGCCACCCCCAACCCCCGAGCCTGACCTGTGCGTGTGCGAGTGCGAGTGCGAGGTGCGGTGTGGGGGGACGTGAGGGCCATTGACGCCTTGTGGATGGGGGGGGTGGTTGGTCGGCAGGTGGCAGGTGGCAGGTGGCAGGTGGCAGGTGGATAGGGGCAGAGGGGCGGAGGGGCGGAGGCAGGCGGTGGGTGGTCGGTCGGCAGGTGTCAGGAATTCGAGGACATGAGGGCCATTGACGCCTTGTGGAGTGGGGACAGAGGAGCACCAATCATGGACAAGCAACAGTTAATCACGGCCCGTCGTCGAGCGGCCGAGGCACGTCGACAGTGGGCATTGGGCAACCGCACGGTGGCGAGTCTGCTGTGGGAGCAGGCCAAGCAACCGTGGAAGAAGGAGAAAGCAGCATGAAGCACAGTGCTGGAGAGTTGTTAGCTATCGAGCTGTTCACCGATCCGCGACCGTGGGAGCTGGTCAACATTGCGGAGTACGGTGGCGTGGCCAGTGGTTGGCTGACCCCGGACATGGATTTCGTGTTCAACATCAACGATGGGAAAACACGGACGGTGGATGCGTTCACCTTTCTGATGATGCGCCTGCCGCATTCGACCTATGGCCCGCGTTGTCCGTTCTGTGGCGTGGCGGTGTGGCGGGGGGCCGATGAATGTGAGCCACCGGCCGATTACTGCCACCATGACCATGACCAGGATAAGGCCGATGTGCTCAACGACTGGGTGGCCATGACCCAAGAGCTGATGACCAAGGCTGAGTGACAGGAATTCGAGGTCGGGGGCCGCCAACGACCGGCGCCTGACCAACAAGCAATGCCCACCGTCACCTGACCCGTGGCGTGTGGCCGGTAACCAGCCCGGAGGCAACGACGCCCTTGTGGAGATGGACGAAAGCCGCCAAGGATGGCCCTTTTACAATACACTGGGTTAGTGGCTAATGGTCAGTGATTTATGCTGCTAAACAGGGTGTGGTCTCGATTATTATTCGAAGGTGCCCACGATTCAAAAATCGGTGGCCACTGTTGTAGTTTCGACCTCGAAAAGCGGCCAACCGACCAAGTACCCATGGCAAGGGTGGGGTTATCGGTCGGGGTTAACCGCCGAAAACAGGGTCGAGGTCGGGGAACAAGGTTGTGGGCGGGTTCTTGGCCTCGTTTTTCGGTGCTTTTCCAAATATTAGTGCCCACGATCCCACCAATTTTAGGGGTTTTAAAAATTAGTGGCCAGAGGCAAACCCAGGCACAGCAAGGGTTACAGAGCTTTTGGCCACCGATCCCACTTTGGTCACCAATATTTTCAAGTTCGCCGGGAAATCACTTTTTTATTCTTTGTAAATTCTTTCCTGGCGATGTAGGAAAAAACACCCAATATAGGTGGCCAAAGTGTCCAGAGCCTCGTAAACCCAGTAACGGCGCGGGTTTCCGCTGGGCAGTATCCCAAAAAATCGGTGGCCACGGTTTTAGGGACCACACAAAGTGGCCCAGAATATTCTACTGTTGGCCAGTATCGGAGGTTATATGCGTATATGTGTGAAATGGTCGCCCGCTGATGATGCTCTTATGCTTGGGTTGGCTCGCTCTGGACATACCAATGCTCAGATAGCCGAGGGTATAGGACGCACGGAGGGAGCGGTGCGGAAGCGTCTGGAGCGGCACACCAAGCCCGAGTGGCTACCGACCTATGAATCAGGTGTCAAACTGGGCCGCAAGCCCAAGCTAAAATCCCCGCCAACGCCCAAGGTTAAGGAGCCACCGTCAGAAGCCCTTGAACTTCACTACCAGTTGCTGGAAGCCGAGCAGAAGCTGGAGGTCGCCCTGACCAAGCTGGGTGACCGCCGGCAACTGGCCCAGCCCGAGGTAATCAAGGTTCTCCGACGTTTGTTGAAGGACATTCCGCCCTATGAAGAAGAGGCGCGGGCCGCCCTCAGAAACGAGTTGCAACGCTGGGAGGCCAAAGGGACATGATTACATGATTTTTTCTGTTAAAAATGCGAGAATTCCGGCCGCTTGTCTCCAAAACAGTTTTGTGTGGACTCAGACTGAAATGCTGTCTTGATACAGGCGTTATGTTAAGTTTTATTGACGGATGTGTTGAAATGAATGACGTTGTAAAAGCAGCTAAAAAGCTAGAGCGTACTAGCACGGTTGGGAGAGGGCGCTCCGTAACGCTTGTTGAGTCTCTGAATGAGACCTTTTGGAAGGATGAGCTAATTAATGTTTCTGTCGGGGATAGCCTTAATTATTACAATAGTTGGGGTGATCCTACTTGTATTGTAAGTGATGGTGCTTACGGTGTACTTGGTTTTGAAGGGGATACGTCTGACCACTTAGGATTGCCCGAGTGGTATGAACCACACGTTGCTGCATGGTCAAAAAAAGCAACTGCGCAAACTACTCTCTGGTTTTGGAATAGTGAAATAGGTTGGGCGGCTGTGCATCCTATTTTAGAAAAATACGGCTGGCGTTATGTTAATGCTAATGTTTGGAATAAAGGTAAAGGGCATATCGCTGGTAACGTAAATACGGCTAAAATTCGTAGGTTTCCGGTAACTACAGAAATATGTGTTCAATATGTATTCGAAGCGCGTGTGGGTGACTTGCCTTTACGAGAGTGGCTTATCGGAGAGTGGACTCGTTCTAGTCTTCCTAGGAAAGCTGCTAATACTGCATGTGGAGTAAAAGATGCGGCAGCGAGAAAGTATCTTGATAAGGGGCACTTGTGGTACTTTCCACCACCAGAAATGTTCCAGAAGATGCAAGAGTACGCCAATGAACACGGTAAAAGCAGTGGTAAACCATACTTTTCTATAGATGGTATAAACCCTGCCACTGCGGATGAATGGGAGAGAATGCGAGCGAAATTTCGTTGTCCTTATGGTGTGACGAATGTGTGGGAACGACCTGCATTGCGCGGTAAAGAACGTTTTTCAGTTCCTGGGGGTAAAGCTGTCCACTTAAACCAAAAACCTTTGGATTTAATGACTCAAATTATCGAGTCTTCTACAGATGAAAGCGACGTTGTATGGGAACCATTTGGAGGGCTTTTTTCGGCTTCCGTAGCAGCAAGGCGTTTAAAGAGACGGGCCTACTCTGCAGAAATAGACCCGACATACTTCCATTATGGTTTAGAAAGAATCAAAGAAGAATCTCATCAGTATCCTCTTCGGTGATGCCGAGGTGAGCTTGTAGGGCAGCGCGAACTTTGTCTTCGCGCCCTTTACTGCCCAGCAGTTTATTCCACTCTAAGATCGATTTGCCATGGACTTTCAAAGTGTAAATGTAACTCTTGAATGCTTCTATGTCGTGATGAAATATCCGATCCATTTTTGCAAAGTTGGTATCAACCCTATAATTGAAGCGTGAGGTTAACTCACGCAATTTTGCTTGATACTCAGGGGTTGGCTTGTAATCTCTACCCCCAGAACCCCACGAGTTAACTATCTGCTGGGCTTGGAGGAATTCAACATCAGTTCCCTGAAATTTGAGACCGTTTGTATTCGTCTGCTGAAGGTTGGCTGTGCGCTCTGAGGTATCTTCAGGCTCTAAGACTATGTAGTCAGGTGGATTGTGGTAATGGTTATCGCGCGCGCGGGCAACGGACAAGCCAGAAACCACGCATACCCCCATGATTCTCGGTTTGCCAAAAATAAGGTATTCAGGTAACCATGCAAGCATGGCAACATAAGTCTGGTCATCAGCAAAATGATTTTGGCTATCTTTAAATCGAGCAGTTATTTCTGTCGCTAGGGGAAACCATGCCTTTATTTCGAAGCCTGGAGTTGGGTAGGCGCCGGTAAAAATAGTATCTGGAAACCCAGGATCTTGTCTTAACCAAGAGCCATGGCCAGCAAACTCCCTTTGGTCATTAAGAAACTCAACCGCGTTAAACTCGATCATATTTCCAACTAACGGAGAAAGCTTAGAAATGACCTTGGACAAGTTAACAGCAACATCTGGAGTGACGGGCTTGGTGACAGTTAAAACGTCGAAAATGTGACCTTCCATACGTCTAAGGTGCTGCGTACCTATTTTTATAACATCACTGGTGAGCATGAAATCCCCTTAACTAAAGCTTTCAAGTTATCCATTTGGTACCTATTTGTCGAGTGGCGACCGTAAATAATCGATGCCCCTGAAAACTGTTCGCAAAAATAACAGTAACACTGTTGTATTGATCTCAGTATCACTGTTATAGTCAGCCATGGTTATTCGCTGATGACCGCTCACTGCTCTGCTCTTTCCCCCGGCCTTGGTCGGGGGTTTTTTATACCTGGAGGACACGAATGGACGCACACACTGTCATTTACCGCAACCCGCTGACAGGCCGGTTCAAGGTCAACACCGGGCTGTCGCTGGTTTACCGCGACGACTGCTCGCGACCCTTGTTATTAGGCCGCGGGCAGACATTCCCGAGCCGAGGCAAGATACCGGAAGCAGAGCGGCGGAACTATCTGGCCGCTGGCAAGCCGGTACCGCGAGGCACGATATGGTGAGCATCGGCGAATACAAGGTTCAGGTTAATGCCCTGATGGAGCTGTGGCATTCGCTGGACGTCGCCCAACGGCAGGAATATCTGTTGGAGCTGTGGCAGCGGGCCAAAAGCCGGTGGCCGCAGATGTGGAGTGTGCGCTGGGTAGGCCACCCGCAACTAAAAACCCGGCTTGCCAGCGCCCTCGACTCCCACCGAAAGGGTCACATCGAACCTTACATGGAGGAATAGAGCATGAGAAAGCAGCCGGCGTTTTTTATCGCCTATCTGGCGGTGGTCGCTCTGTTGGCAATGGCCATCCTGTTTACCCTGTTAATTAACATTGCGGAGGCAACCCATGACGCAACCCATGACAACACTCAGCACCCTGTTAGCGAGCGCGACGGCCTTGGAGCTGCGTTATGTGTACGAGAACAAGCAGCCGAGTGACGGCAGCGAAGGGTACTGTACGGCCATCGGCTCGGAGTACCTGCCACCGCACCCGGTCACGGACGCCGAGGTCAGCGAACATTTCTGGACGCTGTACAGTCGCGACCGCGAGGGATACGCCACTGCCTTGGTGGACGAAGCCGACCCGGTCAAGATGCTGGTCACCCTGCAACTGGTGCGCAACCGCCACCCGGTGTTGCATCGCACCTTGTATAACGACCCCGGACTGCGCGGGCTGTTGGACCACGCCAACGCGGTTTTTTTGGCGCTGTAAAACCAGTAACACTTAACTTTAACCTGACAAAAAACAAGGAACACCCTATGGGACTCGACATGTACGCCTTCAAAATCAGGCCCGCCCTGTTAGCCGACCCGGAAGCCATGGTCGATTTGCAACCTGCCGGATCGGGGGAGAACGAGGAAGACCAGGCCGAGCAGATAGCCTCCTGGCGCAAGCACCCCAACCTGCATGGTTGGATGCACCACTTGTATATCGCCAAGGGCGGTACTGACCGCGAGTTCAACGGCAACACGGTCCGGTTGACCGAAGAACTGCTGGACGTGCTGGAAGCCGACATTACCGCCGGCGAGCTGCCCCCGACCTCGGGCTTTTTCTTCGGGCAGTCCACCCCGGAGGACAGGGACGACGACCTGCTGTTCGTGGCCAAGGCTCGAGCGGCGCTGGCCGAGGGGTATGTGGTGTTTTACGACAGTTGGTGGTGAGGAGCAGAGAATGATGGAAGAAATGACTTTTATGCGGCACCCCGACGCCCCCCGGCCGCCGACGCCGACACTGACCGCCGTGTTGAAGGACACGCTGGCCGAGCTGGATACCCACCATACCGAGGTTGAGCGAGAACAAGTCCGGTTGCGGGAGGAGCAGGAGATGTTCGACTTCGACCGAGAGGTGTTCACAGAACAGTTCGACGAATACCTGGGCGAGGAATACGGCAGCATGAGCATCGGGAACCTGCAGTTCACCCCCAGCGAGGTGCTGCAGGCGCTGGCACCGGACGACTACGACGCCGGGTTCAGGGACTGGACACGGGATGCCGATCTGGACGGAATCGATGACGACTATGACCGGCTGCTGGAGCGACTGGACGCCGCCTTTGCAACTGAACAGCGGTTGCGCAGCCTGACGAGCGCCATCCGCCTCAAGGTGGAGGCCATGCTGCGCGAGATAGAGGCCGCCCGGAAAAGCTACCAGCAGTGGACAGAAGGAGAGGACGAATGAGCGGATTCGGAACGACCGCCGGCTACCTGCTGGTGGAACTGTGGCAGTTGTATCTGACCGACCTTGAGGCCAGACGACCACCGGCGCTGTTGGAAACCGACGGTGAGATAGGACTGATGGACGAGCTGGTCACCCTGGCGGCCTACACCGGCGACTGGATGGACAGCACCGTGGTTTGGGACCAGTACCCCGGCGTGTTCGACTATGACCAGCCCATACCCTTGGCGAAGTGCCTGTACCGCCACCGCATCCAACACAACGACGGTATGGGCCTGGATCGGCTGCTGTTCGACTTCTGCCTGCGGGCGGGGGTCGAGCTGCACACGCCGGTCAGCGGCCTGTACAACATGGCGTTCGAACTGGTCCGGGCGGCGCTCGCCGAAAAACGCCCGGTGGCGGTACGGGACGACTACGACGGTGACTGGCTGGAGCAGGACCCCCGCGACCTGCAGAAAGCGTGGGCCGAGGTCACCGCCACTGACGCGGCGACGGTGCGTATCGGCGACGAATACCTGTATGTGGTCAATTACCAGCTGGTTGACCATCACGAAACGGCCAGTGACTTCACCACCGGCGGCTGGATAGAGGCAACTTACCAGCGCATCCAGGCGGCCATGGATAAAGGAGCACAACCATGATTAAAGCGACCCCCGGCACGGTTATCCGTGCCACGCACCGACCACAGGACCTGGTACCGACATTCATCGAATTCCTGCTGCGCCACGGGGTAAACCGAAACCCCCTGAGCCTGCCGCTACCGGACGATGACCACGACTGGTGGCTGTCCGACGACTGCCACTGGCTGTTGCATGAAGACCTGCTGGGCAGCATGGAGGAGCTGGCCCCACACGGCCACTACTTCGGCGCCCACCCTGGTGACGGCAGCGATTTCGGCTACTGGATGGACGAGGACACGGGTTATACCAACTGGCCGGGGATGACCAATGGCGATCTGAGTGACCGCTTGCGCGAGGTCATCGCTCAGATGACCGGTGACACCGGGTACAACGACCGCTGCGTCGAGGCGCTGCAGGAGGCCGCCACACGGCTGGAAGAATGGGGTGACGAGGAGAAGTGACCATGGACATTGAGGATTTCCTGTGTCGGTTGAACGACGTTCGCCGCGAGCACACCGAGACCCTGGTGGACGAGGCCGATCTGGTCTGGGACTGGCTGGTATCGGCGGTGGGCCTGATGACCGAGGGCCAGATACGGGAGCTGGGCTGGCTGGTAACGCAGTTCCCCCCGGAAGTGTTACCGCCGCAAGCACGGGCATTATTGAATGAGGTGGCCGACGTATGAGCACACTGGAAGAACGCTACCTGCAGAAGTTGGGGTTGCACTGCCCCGCCTGTGGTCACGACGACATACAAGGTGCATCAATGCAGTCAGACGCTGGCTCCGTCTGGCAGGAAATGTACTGTCCCGCCTGTGAGGTGGAGTGGGTGGACCTGTACCACCTGTCCGGCATCGTCGGCTGTGACGGATTCAACCCGGGGGACCCCGCATGATTACCGATGAACAGATGGTCGAGGCGCATGACCTGACCAAGAAGATAAGCATCCTGTTACGCCAGGACGTTGACCCGGAGAACCCGCGCCATTGGGACAACGTGGGCATCATGGCCTGCGAGCACCGGCACTACAACCTGGGCGACAAGGACGGCATCGCCGAGCTGAACGACGCCCTGTTCCGCGCCCTGATGTGGGTGATGGCGGATAACCATCCCGGACTCCACGAACAAGGGTATGACCTGGGCAACGAGTACATCCCTTGCCCGGCCCACTGTGAAGGGGCCGACGACTGCGCGGAGTGCGACGGTCGGCAGGAGGTGATTAACGAGTTCCACGCGGAGGACACCGACGACATGGTGGACCTCTACCACCTGTACGAAGACCAGGTGCCCGGTGACCTCAAACTGCTGATATTGCCGCTGTACCTGTATGACCACTCGGGATTAACCATGAGCACCGGCCCATTCGGCTGTCGCTGGGATTCGGGGCAGGTGGGCTGGATATTCGCCACCCATCAGCGGGTCGAGTTCGAGTGGGGCGGCGACTGGGACAAGGCGAAAAGCTACCTCGAAGGTGAGGTGGAGACCTACGACCAGTACCTGACCGGCGACATTTGGGGGTTCGAGGTCTGGGAGCACGACGAGGAGGAAGACGACCCGACCGAGGGCGAGCTGCTGGACTCCTGCTGGGGGTTCTTCGGTGATGATCCTGAAACCAACGGCATGTGGGACCACTGGGCGCCGGAATGGCGTCAGCTTGAACCGGAGGTGGTATGGAACTGAGAGCGATATACGTCTGCTGGGACTGTATCCCCGTGATAGCGAACGCGGATTACACCCATCTGGACCGGGATTACTCGCCCGAGGAAGCCGATCGGAGGATGCAGGCCATCGACCAGGGGTTGGAACGCCTGGGTTGGGTGATGGTCGGCGACACACTGAAAGACCTGGAGCACTCGACCGCGCCCTGTGACTGCTGCGGGGAGCAACCGGACGGGTATCGCATTCACTGTTACATAGAGGAGAACACCCATGAGTAACCTGACGTTGACCGACAGGGTGCTGCTGAAAGACCGACTGTTGAATCTGGTGGTGAAGGCAGAGCTTATCAGCACCCGTCATACCCCGGCCGACATAGAGGCGTTCCTGAGCAACCTGGAGGACGGGGATTTTGCGCCCATCGCCGCCGGCATCCGCACCTATCTGGAAGCACAAGGAGATTAACCATGCACCAGGAAGAAACACTGGCCGTGTTAAGCACCGGTCACCTGACACAGGAAGACGCGAAGCGACTCGGTGAGTTGGCCGGCTGTGACGAATACCGCCACGCCATATGGGATAGAACCTATGGCTACATGCTGAGTGTCCCACTGGTACGCAACATCGTCATCAATCAGGAGCCACCCATGCCGAGCATGGAACAGGTGCTGACCTACGCCCACGACAACAGCGTTGACTGGCTGGTGTTGGATGGTGATGGCCCCCTAACCGAGGAGCTACCCCAGTATGGCTGGTAAACGCAAAGATTTAACGGTCAAGCCCCGAAACGAGTTGGGGATTGACCTCGCCACCGCCGGAACCCGCTACCTGATGGACCGGTTAGAGAAGATGGCGGCGACCTGGGACGTTGACGGCCCTTACCCCTACCGAGAAGACCGGAGAATCAGTCAGATACACCTGACCACGACCTGGACCGAGAGGCAGTTGGATGAATGGCTGTATCGCATCGAGTTACCTCAGCGGTGCCACATCTACGGCACCTTTACCCGCGAGGAGGCAGCATGAGTTTAGTGAAAATACACCGACCCCAGCTGGACTACCTGCGGTCACTGGACAACAACACCACCCACCCGCGATTCGGGCGGATAGCCAACCTGCTGGAGTGGTCATTGCGCCGCAACGAGCAGCAACAGTGCCAGCTCACCGAGCTGTTTGCCCGGCTAGCTCGGTTGGAGCAGCGTATCGAATTTGAGTACCGGGTTAACCGCACATTGGCAGGAGAGAGTGATGGACTGTTATCAGATGATGAGCGTTGAGCGGGCCGTCGATCAACTGGCCTGGAACGAAGGTATGGCGCAGGAGCGAGAGGAGGCGCTGACAGCCTACTGTCAGGAGCACCTGGAACTGACCCTGTGGGTGATGGAGCGGGATCCCGACAAAGCGTTCGACCTGTGGGGGGCCTTGTGCGAGAGCGAGCTGCCGACGGACGCCGAAATGAACGCCGCCATGGCCCGCATAGCGACGCTGGACCAGGAAGACATGGCAATGCTCACCCCGAAGGTGCAACGCTATCTGACGGCACTCAGGACGCGATTGCACGACCTGATCCTGGCCGAGGGCGAGGACTTGTTTAACGCACAGGAGAAAGCCCATGAGCTGGGTAACGCTGACTGTTGATACGGCCAACCTCGAAAAGAGCCTGGCCGAAGCCTTTGCCGAGCTGTCCCGGCGCATGATGGAGGACCTGGAACGCCGGTACGACAACGATATTGAAGCACTGGAGACCGACCATGAAGCGGAGCTGACCGTGATACGGGATGAAGTGTCCCAACTGGAAGACGAGCTGGAAGAGGCCAACGAAACCATCAAAGCGCTGGAAAGTCAGGTGGAGGAGTTGGAGGAGCACCTGGCTGAATTTGCGGATTTATAAAACAGTAACACTGTTATAGTATGCACCACCATGAACAGGAACACTGTATGAAAGGATGGACACGATGCACCAAAGGGATCCCCCGAACGATACCGCTGTACGTGCGACGACTGAACCGCGACACGCGCCAGTTTGCCGTACTGCACCCGACGAGGGGGTGGGTGGAGCTGGAAACCACCACCCGAGAAAGTTGTTACACCCGTGAGCGCATGAAGCAGGTAGCCGCCAAGGCCCGCCATGCACTCAGACAACCATGACCAAAGAGGAAATAACCATGACCGTATACAACCTGAATGGTACCAAGATCGCCGTAGAAGACACCCGCGAGATGATCGCCACCCACACCCTGAAAGTCGGTGACCGGGTTCGCATCCTGGAGAAGCCGAGCTACGGCGATCCCAAGCTGCACACCGGCATCATCGCCGGGTTTGAACCCTTCAAGGACAGCCCGACCCTGATTATCGCCTACCTCGAGGTGGGTTATAACAGCGCCGAGCTGAAATTCGTCTACCTGAACGCGCTGCAGGACGAAAGCAAGCGGTTCGAGGTCATCCCGGCCTTCGATGACGACCTGCCGCTGGACAAAGCCGATGTGGTGGAGCTGATGAACCGCAACATAAACAAACTCGAGCACGACCTGGATGACGCCAAACGCAAGAAGGCGTACTTCCTGGCCAAGTTCGGCAAGGTATTCGGCGAAGTCGAACAACTCATCGCCTGACCCTAGCACCGGCCCCTGCGGGGGCCGTTACCGGAGAACCACTATGACCACGGTACAGAAAATACAAAACCTGATGCACCACAGCAGCTCAGGGTCACTCATGCAGGCATTCCTGTTAGTGGCCCTGGAGCAGTACGCCGTAACGGTGCAGGAAGCCAAGGGCCACATGCCGGGGCTGACCGACTCTTTTATCAATGAAGCGGCCTGGAACCGGTGTGCCGATGAAGTTATGACCATTTTAGGCAGTAGGGAGCACCCGTGAAAGAAACAATCGACGCCATCAAGGCGGCCTTCAACCTAGACACCCTGTACTGCCTCGACTTCGAGACTTTCTACGGCAAGGGGTACACGCTCAAGGGCCGGACTTATGCCGAGTACATCATGGACGACCGGTTCCGCGCCCAGATGCTGGGGTTCGCGGCCGATGACCAGCCGGTGACCATACTGGACCCGCAGGAAATAGAAGACTGGGCCAACGAAGTGCGCGGGCTGCGGGAAGAAGGCATGCGTGTCGGCCTGTTGTGTCAGAACACCCACTTCGACGGCGCCATCCTGCGCTGGCGGTACGGGCTGGAGTTCGATTTCTATCTGGACACCATGCTGGTCAGCCGGCTGCGCTATATCAACCGCTCCGCCAGCCTGGCGGCCCATGCCGAGCGAGTGTGGCCGGACGACGAGAGCCTGCGCAAGGGGCATGAGCTGGCTTCTGCCATGGGTATTGAAGACTTAATGAGTGAACCCGGCCTGTGGGAGTCGATGAGTGGCTACTGTGAGCAGGACGTCAACCTGACCCGCCGCCTGCTGGTCCACCACTGGCAGGAAGGGCGGGTACCCGAAATGGAATGGGCGCTGATGCACATCACCCTGCGCGGGAACATTGAGCCGCAGTTCCTGATAAACACACGGCTGCTGGGCGAGGTAGGGCAGGACCAACAGGCGCTCAAGCTCCGCGTCGTGGACGAAGCCCAAAGTTATCTGGCGTCGCTGGGGATCGAGGGTATCGGCGCGGATGCCTTCGCCAGCAACCAGAAGTACGCGGCGCTGATCAAGCGCCTGGGTCTGCGCGTCCCCTACAAGCTGGACAAGAAAGACTTCCAGATGAAACCGGCGCTGGGGAAATCCGACCCGGAGTATGTGAAATTCCAGCAGGCGAACCCGGTCCACCTGACGGTATACGAGGCCCGCAAGGAAGTGAAGTCAACCATCGCCGCCAGCCGGGCAAAACGCTTGCTGGACACCGCCGGACGGTTACCCCTGGATGGTTACATGCCGTTCCCCTTGAACTACCACAAAGCCCATACAGGGCGTTGGTCGGGTTCGGAGGCTTGTAACGTTCAAAACCTGCCCAGGGGGTCAAAACACCGGCTGTCATTGGAGGCCCCGCCCGGGTATCAGGTGGTGGTACGCGACCTGTCCAACATCGAGCTTCGCATGAACCTGTGGTTCTGCGAACAGGACGACCTGCTGGAGGAAGTGGGCCGGGGCGGTGACCTCTACTGCGCCATGGGGGAGGCCATCTACGGGTACCCAGTGAACAAGAAAGAGAACCCGGACGAAAGACAGGTTGGTAAGGTCGCTGCGCTTGGCCTCGGATTCCAAATGGGGTGGGCCACCTTCCAGGCCACCATGGCTGGTGGACCGATGGGGATGCCACCCACCTTTTTCCCGGATAGTTTCTGTCGGCAGACCAAGTCAGCCTACGACCAGCTTCACCCCATGATCAAGAACATGTGGCACTTCCTGGGCAGTGTGGTTATCCCGGCCATGACTGACGAGTTGTGCGACATGGAAGTGGGCCGGCATGGTTGCATCAAGGTCCGGTACCAGAGACTTATCCTGCCCTCGGGTCGCGAGCTGCAGTATCCGGGCCTGCATTGCCAGATGGTCGAGCATGCCCGCGGCGTAGATTATGAGTACCGCTACGACGACGGTACCCGTGATCGGTTCCAGAAGGTGGTGTGGAAGAAGCTATATGGAGGCGCTTGCCTGGAAAATGCAATTCAGGCGTTGGCCCGCGATGTGGTGGCCGAACACATGGTCAAGACCGAGCACCTGCTGCAGGCCAACGGCACCGGCTGGGTAGTGGGGTCGGTGCACGATGAAATCCTGTCCATTGTCCGTGATGACGCGGCACAGGCCGAGTACGACGCCATGGGAACCATCATGGCCACCCCGCCGGCCTGGTGCTTTGACATACCGCTCGCCTCCGAAGGCGGGTTTGATACCTGTTACTCGAAATAAGGATCCGTTATGAAAGACCTGCTGCACATCAGCCTCGACCTGGAAACACTGAATACAGCACCCGATGCGGTGATCACCTCTATCGCCGCCATCCCCTTCACTATGGAGTTGGGCGTCTCCGACTGCTCCTGGTACGGCCATTTGAGCATCCAGGAACAGCTGAACGCCGGACGCACCGCAAGTGCCAGTACGCTTTTGTGGTGGTTGAGGCAGGAGGACGTGGCCCGAGAGGAGCTGGTCCAGGGCCAAGAAGCCATTACTCGGGGGCTGCGGGATGAATTGGCTACGCTGCTCGACTTTGTGGCACTCGAAAAGCAGCGCAGCAACATCGACACCGTAGCGGTGTGGGGCAACGGCAGCACCTTCGACGTCACCCTGCTGGAGCACCTGTTGCGACAGAACGGGCTGACCCCCTTCTGGGATTACCGCCATGTGTACGATATGCGGACGCTGGTGGCATTGAATCCGGCGGTGAAGGAGAGGAACAAGAACAACTTTGTGGGGGTGCGGCACAACGCCTTCGCTGACGCTACGCACCAAGCTAACGTCATCAGCGAGACCTGGAAGTCGATTCAACAGTAACCAACCAAGGCCCCAAGACAGGGGCCTTTTTCATAGGAGCACGACCATGCCTAGTAAACGAGAGTCGATGGTTGGTAAACGATACGGGAGATTACGGGTTATCGGTACAGCCAAGTATCCCAAAGTGCTTTGCCTTTGTGACTGTGGGGTAGAAAAGCTAATAAACGCATACAACATCCTGCGCGGGGCCGTTGTGAGCTGCACCTGTAAACAGGCGGATAACCTCCAGGGCAGGAACAAGACGCACGGAGCAAGTAAGACGCGGACTTACAAGGCTTGGTGTGCTATGTGGACGCGCTGCACAAACCCAAAAGTTGACTGTTACGGCAGCTACAAGCATAGGAAGCCTCCAGAGGTGTGGCGGAGTTTTGAATCGTTCCTGCATGACGTAGGCGAATGCCCTCCGGGATTCACCTTGGAGAGGGTGGATAACACCAAACCTTACGGGCCAGGGAACTGCAAATGGATACCTGCGCATGAGCAACCAATTAACAGAAGTACAACAACAATAGTGCGCCTAGAAGGGGAAATCATGTCGCTAAAAAAAGCGGCCCTGAAAGCAGGGAGGGTGTACACGACCGTAATACATAAGGTGCGAAAACAAGGGCTCAGTGTCTCCGACGCACTGGGGGTATCAGTTGAAGTGTTGAAACACCCGGAGGGTAAATAAATGAGAGTCTTCGTTTCGACGTTCAAAAAATATAACAACGGCGACCTGACCGGCGCCTGGCTGGACTTATCCGACTATGGCGACCACGACGACTTCATCACTGGCTGCCTGAACCTGCACGACGATGAAGAAGACCCCGAACTGATGTTCCAGGATTGGGAGGAAATCCCCAGTGGTCTGGTCGGCGAGTGTGATGTGGACGCAGCGGTGTGGGACCTGCTGGAGGCTTACGAGCAGTTTGACCGGGATGCAGTCAACGTCTACATCGGCTGGATGGGATCCTGGGATCAGAGCGACTTCGAGGACAAGTATTGCGGGTGCTACTCCAGCTTCCGTGACTACGCGGAGGAGCTGTGGGACGAGTGCTACGCCCACGAAATACCCTCACATTTGCAGAGCTATTTCGATATAGACGCCTTCGCCCGTGACCTCGGCTACGACTACCACGAAGAAGACGGTCATATTTTCAGGAACTGCTGACAACCATAAAAAACAGTGCTACTGTCTTCGGCCTTAAACCCAGTGGCGCTGTTTTTTGTCGGAGCAATGATGGACACCCTTGATTACGTAGAAGAACAGCAGAGTTTTCTGCACCAACTGAGGATTGACAGCGCCCGCAAGCACAAACGGTTACCCGCCACGGGTTCTTGTTACTACTGCCGCGAGCCACTGGATAAGGCGTTGTTTTGCGATGCCGACTGCCGGGATGACTACGAGAAAACCCAGAAGGCGCAGCAACGCAACGGGAGGGGAGGGGTATGATTATTCAGTTTCTGACTGCCGCTGTCGGCCCGTTATGCAAAAAAATCGGTATTGCCCCCGGTGTGAATGAACCCTACCCCAAGGCGTCCAAGATCACCACCCACGACGAGGAAATCACCCTCGACGAAGCGGGGATGACTCGCTACCACGCCTTACTGAAAGAATACGCCGGGAACGGAGCGGCCTTGTACAAAGGGTTGACCACCCGCCCTCTAAAGAATGAATCCCGTAAAGGGCTGACCGACAAAATGGCCCCAAGCCACCTGTTGGTACTGGATATTGACGGCCTCAAACTGAATACCGTCAGTATTCCGGGGGTGGTTAATCTGGTCGATGTGATGCGGGTCGCCGAGTCCGTGGTGAGCCTGCTGCCGGGCGCCCTGCGCACCACCAGCTATGTTGCCGTGGCCTCCAGCTCGTTCGGGCTGAAAGGTGATAGCGTGAACATGCACCTGCATTTTCTGTTATCCCATGCGGTGTCCCCGCAGGCGCTCAAACCCTGGCTGCGGTCGCTCAACATCACCATCGAGGAGGTTCGGGACCAGTTAGCCCTGACCCCGTCCTTGCAGGCGATAAAATCGGTTATCGACCCCTGCCTGGCCGAATCGGCGCGGATCGTGTACATGGCCCCACCGTTGTTTGGGGACCACGCCGCTAACCCGTTTGCTGACGATGCCGACCGTATCGTGCTGGTCAAGAAAGCGTCCCCCACTATCGACATTCGACCGCTGATCACCGAAACCAACCTGGCGACGGTAACGGCGGCGCTGAACAAGAAACGGGCAGAGCTACTAAAACTGTTGGGGGTCAGTACCCGGCACCACAAGACCACCACCCTGAAAACCAAACAGGGAACCGTGGAAGTGGTTATCGACCCGCACCAGATCGCGCTGCAGTACGCTGCACACGATGACCAGTACGTCCGGTATAACGTCAACGGGGGTGACTCGAACGCCTACTGGGTGAACCGCGACAACCCGACCATCGTGTATTGCTTCAAACCGGATGAAAAGCCGTTCCTGTTTGAGAAAGCCAACCCGGAAATGTACGAGTGGCACGTTCAACAGTATGGCGGCCCGGCCACCCTGACCGAAGATGACGAAGGCAAGAGTCGCGCCATTCGCCCGCTGCTGGTGAACGACTTCAACTCAGACAACCTGTATCGCATCGAGTATGACCCGAAAGAAGACGAAGTGGTCCGCATGGCCGTGGTTTCTCGCGAGCATGCCGAGCACTGGATGCGCTCGTTCGGGATGCCGATGCCGGACACCTATCCGCAAGGCGAGCTGGTCATGGACCCAACCAAACTGGGCGTACTGCGCAAGTACGAAGATCGGTTGGTCATCAACCAGTTTCAAGCCTCCCGTTACCTCAAGCACAACGAAGGCGAACCGATGCCGGCGGACATGAAAACCGCTCACGCGCTGTTGGGCATGTGTCCGCAGATATACAGCATCCTCGCGCACATGCTCAATTACGACGATGGGGCCATAGAGCGGTTCATCAACTGGCTGGCCTACATCTGGCAGGAACGCCGCAAGGCCGAAACCGCCTGGCTCATTCACGGCACTCAAGGAACAGGTAAAGGCTACCTGTTCCACCGCATTCTACGGCCCCTGTTTGCCAAGCATGCGGTAATGAAGACCCTGGAGCGGATCGCAGATGACCAGTTTAACGCCTGGGAAGAAACGGCGCTGGTGGTGATGGTGGACGAGTTCAACCTGTCCGATGTGAGTTCCGGTACCCGTAAAGCCGCGAACAAGCTGAAAAACATGGTGACTGAACCCACCACCACCTTGCGCAAGATGCGAACCGATCAGCAAGAAGTCCCTAGCTGGTCCAGCTTCATCTTCGCCACCAACGACATAGGAGCCTTGCAGATTGACGCCGGTGACCGCCGTTACAACGTGGCCCCCCGGCAGGAAGTGAAGCTGGTTCATGTCATGCCGGATATTAACGCCGACCGCGTGAACTTCGACGCCCGCACCGAATCGGAGCTGCACGACTTCGCCGCCTACCTGACGGTGTTCGACGTCAACCTGCACATGGTTCGCCAGCCTTATGAGGGCGGCGCCAAAGAAGCGGCCATCGAAGCAGCCATGGACAGCACCACCAGGTTCTTCAAGTGCGTCATGTCCGGCGACCTGGGCGAGTTCATACCCGATTTGCTGGCCAAGCCAAACGAGCTGCTGGCCCGTGAACAGACGCTCATTCAGGGCGTCAAGGGCGTCATCAAGCGGTGGCTGCTGTGTGCCAACAAGGGTACGGCACTGGTACCGGTATCCGACCTGCGGCTGTTGTACAGCTACCGGGCGGGTAAGGACATCACCCAGAACGCCATGTCGCGCATGCTGACGTCCCATGCGGTACCGGTGACCCGGTTACGCAAGCAATACCTGGAGACCAACACCGCCAAGACCTCGGGCGTGGAGGTCAACTGGCTAATGGACCCCGGCGAGCTGCAGGACACCCTGGCTCAGCTCAACATGGTTCAGGGCGTCAGCCCACTCAACAAGGTCGGGTAACCCCCGACCGATAACCCACACCAAGGAAACAAGCCATGAGCTTCAAAGACGCACTCAAAAGCAGAGCTGCGGAGAGCGGTCATGTCACCATACAAATGGAACAGAAGCCCGCCGCAGAAAAAGCCGAAACCAAGACTGCCTTTACCGGCGCCTTACAGGCCCGCAAGGTAGACACGGCAAAGAAAGAGGACCCGACCCAGATCAGCACCACTTTTGAGACTGGGGCTGTGCCGGTGTGGTCGTTCAGTACGCTCAAAGATTATGAAGCCTGCCCCTATCGCGTGTACCTGGCCAAGATCGAGAAGAAACCGCAGAAAGACTCGGACGCCGCCAGCCGAGGTACCGCCATGCACGATATGGCCGAAAACTGGGTCCGTGTCGGTGGCGAGTTGCCGGCGGAGCTGTCCAAGTTCACCGCCAAGTTCGAGTGGCTGCGCGAACAGTTCATCGACGGCAAGGTGCAGATGGAAGAGAACTGGGGCATCCGCAAGGACTGGTCACCGTGCGAATGGAACGATCCCGAGCTGTGGGGCCGGGGCAAGCTGGACGTCTTCGTGCGCGAATCGGAAACGTCGGCACTGATTATTGACCATAAATCGGGGCGAAAGTATGGGAACGAGCTGAAACACTCGGATCAGGGTATCAGTTATGCCCTCCATGCGTTCCACCGCTACCCGGAGCTGGAGCATTTCAGCATCAACTTCTGGTACCTGGACAAGGGCGAGGAAATGCCGCGTTCCTTCACCCGACGCCAGTTGGGGGTACTGCTGCCGCGCTATCACAAGCGGGCCATGGAGCTGACTACGGCGCAGAACTTCCTGCCCAAGCCGAACGCCAGCAACTGTAACTGGTGTGCCTACGGCAACGGCAAGTTCGGCACCGGAGACTGCCCCTATGCCAGCTAAACGCAGCGTGTACGACTTTCTGCTGACGGCCGCCCTGCGGTGGCAGTTCCGGCTGTTGGAAAACCCCAAGGCCAAAGGGCGCGGGGCCGATCTGCGGAAATTCATCAAAGACTGTCGAAACCAGTTCGATGAGCGGGCGCAGAAGGCGATACGCAACATCCTGTATCAGCCACACATGGTCACTTACATCTACGACCAATATTACTGGTTCATGTTGGGTGAAGCCCCCTGCGAGGGGGCCAACCTGGCGAGTTCAAGCATCAACAAGGGCCTTGAAAACCTGACTGTTATTGAGGAACGACGCCAATGAAATTAGAACCCATGGCCCACCAACGGGCCTTTGCCGAGCGATGGGCCGCCACCGGCCGGCTACTCAATTTCTCGGGCTGCGGGACCGGCAAGACGGCCTCCTGCATCCTGACTATCGAACAATACTGGCCCGGCGCTCGGGTATTGGTGCTGGGGCCGCTGTCCATTCTCAAACCGGCCTGGGGCGGGGACCTTGACCGCTTTGTGCCGGGATCACGCTGGGAAATCGCCTATGCCAAGAACCGGGAACAGGTGATGACCAGCAGTGAGGCCCAGTGGGTCATCACCAACCACGACGCCATCAAGCAGATCGCCGATAACAACTGGCACACCCAGTTCGATGTGTTGGTGGTGGATGAGGCCGATGCGTTCAGGAACAAAGACAGTCTGCGGTCGAAAGCCCTGGCCAAAGTCACCGCCGAGGTTCCCTACGTCACCTTGATGACGGGCACCCCAACCCCGAAGTCGGTACTGGACGTATGGCATCTGGCCTTCTGTGTTGATCGAGGTGAGCGGCTGGGCAAGAACTACTTTGGTTTCCGCGCCAACGTCTGCAGTCCAAAGCAGGTGACCAACACCATCGTGAAGTGGGTAGACAAGCCCCAGGCCAATGACATTGTGACCGCATTGCTGAGTGATGTGACCTTTCGGGTAAACCTCGATGACGTCACTGAAATGCCGCCGCTGGTGACCCGGACGGTGCAGGTGGATATACCCCCCAAACTGCTCAAGATGTACCGGCAGATGCAGTACGACTCGCTGCTGGAGTTGGAGAACAAAGAAGTGGTGAATGCGGTCCATGCCGGTGCGCGACTGCAGAAACTGCTGCAGATCCTGTCCGGGGCCGTGTATGACGAAAACGGGGCGGTGAAGGACCTGCACAAGGAACGGCACGAACTGGTGCTCGACCTGGCTTTGGAGGCCGAAGCCAGCCTGGTCGCCTTCCAATGGGAGCACCAGCGCAAGGGGTTGGAAGCAGAGGCAAAGAAGCGGGGTATCGACTACGGCATCATCGACGGCAGCACCGCCATCAAAGATCGGGAACGACTGGTCGAGCAATTCCAGGCGGGCAAGCTGCAGGTGTTGTTCGCTCACCCGCAATCGGCAGGGCATGGCCTTACGCTGACCATGGGTACCCGGCTGGTATGGGCCAGCCCCACGCACCGGGCCGATCTGTACGAGCAGATGGTCCACCGCATCTATCGCAAGGGGCAGACCCGTCGTTGCGAGGTCATCCATGTGGCCGCCGATGGGACTGCAGAAGAAGAAGTTTATATCAAAGTGGCAGAGAAACGGGGCCGGATGGAAGACCTGCTGGCCCTGGTGTGTCAATTACAGGAGCTTGCAGCATGAGAATCATTATTTTAGGCGCCGACTGGTGCCAGTATTGCAACCGGGCGAAGGCCCTGGCCGACAGCCAGGACATGCCATACACCTACCATAACCTCGATATGACGGTGCTAGCTTCGGAGGCGTCACAGCTAAAGTACGACGCCTTCATCGAGCGCAAGCAGGGGACCCTGCCGCAGATATACCTGGAACACCCCGGTGGTAAGCCGGAATACCTGGGGGGCTACACCGAGTTGGCCCGCCATTTCAACAAAGACGCTGTAACCGTATAACCAAGGAGCAACACCATGAGAATCAACGACGTTAAATCTATCGACAACCTGATTGAATTCCTGAAAGAAACCCGCAAGAACGTGGCGGCATACCAAGGAATGGAGCGTAAGTACGCCGAAGCGCAGGACGCCTACCTGGCCGCCAAGGAAGCCATGCAGGAAGCCATGGACCGGGACGACTTCGACGCTGTGGCCACCTACAACGCCGCTGTGAAGAAGCACCACAAGATTATCGCCGACAACCACGACAAGAAGCTGGAGCTGGAGGACAGCATCAACGAAGCAGCCCGCAGGCTGGACCAATGGGAAGACGTCGCCATGCCACTGCTGGACACTGACGCCGACAAAGAAACGGATAACCTGGAGCAAGCAGCATGAACAATGAACTGATGACCGCCTTGTTCGAGGCCAAGAAAGCACTGGACGACGCCAACAAGGCCGCCGCCGACGCCAAGAAAGAATATGACACCTTGGCCTACGAGGTGCTGGCCAGCCTGCAGGAAGCGGGTATCGACAAGACCAGTGTACGCGGTCTCGGCACCGTATCATGGAAAACCGAAACGGTAGCCAACGTCGAGGATTGGGAGAGCTTCTATCACTATATCCGTGACAATGACGCCTTCTACCTGCTGCAGCGCCGACCCGCCAACAACGCGGTGCGCGAGCTGTGGGAGCAGGGTGCCGATGTACCAGGTGCGGTGCCGTTCACGCAGGCTAAATTGTCTGTGACCAAGGCCCGCTAAATATTTGCGTTAAAAAACAAGTGTAGCTTGTTTTGATATAAACAGCTCTACTATAATCACACCGTTCCAAACGAACCAAGAACCTACATAAGAGAGAACCGAACCATGACTAAAGAATCAACCGCCGTCGCCATTAAAGGTACCGTAACCAACGCCGAAGAACGCGCCAGTCGCGTAGGTCAAGGGTCCGAAAACGTCCGTGCCTCTGACTTGGCTATCCCGCGCATCAAGGTCCTGCAGCCGCTGTCTCCCGAAGTACAAAAGAGCCACGCTCAGTACGTCGAGGGTGCCGAAACGGGCATGATGATGAACAGCTTGAACTCCGAGCTGTTCAACGCCGCTTTCGTTATCAACCTGCATTACGACCGCAAGGTAGTGGTGTGGAAGAAACGCAAGTTCGGTGGCGGTATGTTCGGCGCGTTCGAGACCGAGGCAGAAGCACAGGCCGCACTGGCCGAAGCCGGTGAACAGGAAGCCCAGTTCGACATAGTGGACAACCCCACCCACCTGGTCCTGCTGTTGAGCGATGACGGTGAGCCGAAAGGCGTCGCCCTGCTCGATATGCCTGGCACCAAGGCCAAGGTATCCCGTCGCTGGAACTCCCTGATTGCCGAGCAGGAACAGGCTGGCAACCCACGTTTCGGATGCGTGTGGGAGCTGAAATCCGTTTCCGAGAGTAACCAGCACGGTTCCTACTCGAACTTCGATGTGGACTTTGTGGTTATCGCGCCGGACGAAATCTACGCCGCTGCTCAGGCTGCGTTCGATGCCTTCTTCGGTGGCCGAGCCGAAGCGGCATAAGACAGAAGGCCCCGTTACCGGGGCCTTTCTTACCTCTAAGAGCAAGGGTACCGACGGTGCGCTTGCCATTACGGGTGCTGCAATCCCGCCCAGGATGGGGTGGCGGGCTGAGTAACCCCACCAGTCGCGGGTGTGCATCCAACACACTGACGCGACGGACAGCCTGGAAAGACAGGCACCCAACCGCATGGTCACCGCACGGAGCTACCCAAACAGCGGGTGCCAGTAAACGTAGCCGTGAGCACGGTGATCAGCCGGATGGGGAAAGACAGTGCCGGGGGCTAACCCCGGTTTTTTTATGATCGTGGGGAAGGAAGCACACATGCTGGGTAAATTGTTTGGTAAGAAAGTCGCCGCTGCCAAGGCCGAAGTGAAAAAGCTGGAGAATCGGGACCTTATGGAAGCCCTTGTGGGCGGCTGCCTGCTGGTGGCCTATGCCGATGGTGAGCTGGAAGCGGCCGAGTTGGACAACCTCGAAAAACAAATCGCCGCCAACCCGGCGCTGGAAGGCTTCGGCGGCGAAATCAACGCCATCCTGTCCAAGTTCACCCAGATGTTTGAAGCCGGCCCCCTTATCGGTCAGATGAAGGTGATGCGCGAAATCGCCGACATTAAGACCAGTAAGGAGGAATCCGAGGAAGTGTTCGTGGCCATGCTGACCATCGCCCAGGCTGACGGGGAAGTAGAGGATGCCGAAGTCGCGGTGCTCAAGAAAGTGGGCCAGTTGCTGGGTGTCAACCTGCGTGAATTCGGGATCGAGTGATGGATAACCAACACCGTAAAATCGCCGGGTACCGGGAGCTGGGACAGGAAGAAATCGACCTGATGAACCAGATCAAGGTTAAGGGCCGTGAGTTGCTGGAGCTGCAACAGGTACTTGATACCCTGGTCCGTGGCCAGGTGGAGCAGGCGGTCAATGAAAGCAATCATGCCGAATATGCGCGACTGCAAGAGGCCGACCCTCTGCGTTGGGCAGCCATCGGCAAGACGGATATTCAGAAAGGCATCATGGCCCTGGTTCGCGCCGTGGCACAACCGGCGGGGGTATAGAAGATGAATATCGCCTATCGCAAAACCCTGATCGTGGTGATGCTGGTTGCCCTGGTGCTCATCGACTTCGGTAGCCGCATCCTGTCCGTGGGGGTCGATCTGATGTTGGCCGGTGTCCTCGGCTCCCTGCTGTGGCCGCTGGTCTCGGCCAAGCACAAACCCTAACATGCAGGCCCGGTACCCTCCGGGCCTTTTATCGAGGTGGATCATGAAACGACATACACGCCGCTGGCACCGGATTTGGCACAGCCAGCACCGCACACAGGGGGAAAACCATGGCTGATTACGGCGGATCTACCACCCCGGAACTGACGCGGGACCAGACCCGGACCCCGTTATGGCTGTTCGACGCCCTGGATCGGGAATTCGACTTCGCCCTCGACGCGGCGGCCATGCCCGACACCGCGTTGGTGCCCGACGCTTACCTGACCCCGGCAGAGAACAGCCTGGTGGTGCCGTGGGCCGACCAGCTGCACCCGATGCGGAGCAACAGTAACGTGTGGCTGAACCCACCCTATTCGGACATAACCCCGTGGGTAACCAAGGCCAAGGCCGAGCGCCGGAACGGGCTGACCACAGTGATGCTGGTACCCATGGACGCGACCGCCGGCTGGTGGCCGGGTACCGAGGCCCAGGAGCTGCGTATCATCACCGGCTATAACGATGCCCGTGGCAAGTGGCGTAGCGGCCGCATCGACTTCATTCACCCGGTAACCGGCAAGGAAATGAAGGGCAACCCGAAAGGGAGTTGCTTCCTGATCTTCCGCCCCGAGGTGGAAACCCATTCCCTTAAATATGTCACCAAAGGGTCGCTGATGGTCCCCGACACTCTGCAGGTGGCCGCATGACCGAAAGCCAGTACACTCAAGCGGTGCACAAGAAGCTGGCCCCCGAGGTGTTCAAGTGGAAAATACGTGATGACTACCAAGGCGGGGTACCTGACGCCTATTATCGTCGCAACGATGGTCTCCCCGGCCCGACACTGTGGATCGAATACAAATACCTCAAGGCGCTCCCCAAACGAGACACCACCCTGGTGGTCCCAGACCTGAGTGAGCAGCAAAAACGATGGCTTGGCTTCGCGCAGGCTGCAGGGGACTTGGTCGCCGTGGTGTTAGGCGTAGGTAATAAAGGGGTGTGGTTAACCCTGGACGAGGCGCTGGATGGAGTACCGTCAGGAGAGCTTCGCCATCGGCTACGTGATTACGGGGTCATCGCCGGGCTTATAAAACAAGCAGTTGCAACGGAAGAAATAAAAAAATAATTGTCCCTTGGAGGAATACAAGCTACCCTGTTATTATCATCAAGCAAGTAAGCATGTTATCGGGGGATAACGCATGAATAACAAGCGCGTGTACGGGGAGGAGACCCTTACAAGGGTCCAACGAGCCTGGAAAGACTACAAGAGACAGCATGCCGCGACCCAAAAGGACGCGGCCAAGGTCCTGCAGATTTCCACGTCTGCCTTTGGCCAATACCTGCGCGGCGAGATACCCCTTAACACTGATTTCTTGCTCCGATTTGCGGCATTGGTCGAGGACGACCCTGCCAACATCCACCCACAACTCGGGGGGCTGAGCAAACCGGGGTTGACAAAGACCTACCTACCGGTAACAGGGACGCTATCGGGACGGGAGCCTTCGCATGGGAGAGCCTTGGTGGCCGGGATCATTAGCGAAAATAACAATGCCGAGTTTTGTGTGGAAGTTGACGTAGCCGGCACAGGATACCCGAAAGGTACCCTTCTGCTTGTGGACCCGAGTGACCCGCCATGTGATCGCGACATGGTGGTAGTTGAAGGCGAAACCGGGTACCGCTACGGCCAACTGGGCTATAACGAGTTGGTGGACGAGTGGTACGTGGAAATGCTGGTAGTGCAGGGAGTGGAACGATTCGTGTTGAGTGCCGGACAAGTGCCAGCGCGGGTGATCGGGACGCAACTACCCAAACAGAGTAAGCGTCGGGCATTTGCTGCCTGATTTAAGGGTCGGTTCGCCGACCTCTTTTTGGTCTTGTAAAACAAGGAATACTGTTAATAATGAATATTGAGAACAGTGCCGCTGGTTATGAGAGCCTGGCCAACGTCCTGAACAAGGCTTACCTACAGGCGGCGACCGGGAAAGGTAAAGAGCGCCACGCTGTTGACCGACCCTTTGACCAGCAGCCTATGCAGGTGATCTCGGATTTGGTCGGTTCGGCAGATGGCTTGATATACCAAGCCATCAAAAAAGCGCAAGAGTCCCAGCGCCTACCCGAAGGCCGTGACGTTGCCGAACTGCTGGGGGCCATCGTCTATCTGGCAGGGGCCATTATCTATAAAGAGAAGCAGCGGGGGTACTTCAACTACACCGTAGGTAACGTGGACCTGTCCGGTGTCACCATCACCCCAACCGCCCCAAAGACGGTAGAGACCGGGATCGGTGGAGCAAAGTGGGGTGACTAACTGGGATCTGCGCTTTATTAACCTCGCCCAGCATGTAGCGAGCTGGAGCAAAGACCCTTCCACGAAAGTGGGGGCAGTTGTGGTTCGCCTGGACAAGACGGTGGCGACCATGGGTTTTAACGGTTTACCGCGAAATGCCCATGACGACCACCGGCTGCATAACCGTGAAGTGAAGATTGACCTGACGGTGCATGCGGAAATGAACGCCCTCCTGTTCGCCCGTGAACCGCTGCATGGTTTCACCCTGTACGTCTGGCCGCTGTCGCCCTGTGTGCGATGCGCGTCCCACATTATTCAGGCCGGGATAACCCGCGTGGTATCCGTGCCCTATGGCAACGGTCGGTGGCAAGAGTCACTGGCGAAGGCGGAAGCCCTTTTTTCTGAAACCGGAGTGGTTGTCGACTATGTCCTTACTGATGACTGATACCTGGGTAACCCTGAACAAAGCCAAAGAGCTGTTCGGCTACACCCCCGCCGCGTTTCGCGGCAAGATTAACCGTGGCCAACTGGTGCAGGGTGTACATTGGCGCAAGGCCCCGGACAACCGGGTAGTGATTAACCCGCAAGCCTTCAACGCCTGGCTGGCCTCAGCGGAGCAGGTATGATGCAGGTAGAGGTTGTTCAGGACTCCTATTACAAGCCGCTGTTCGGCCGACCGGTACGCATCACGTCGGTGCTGGTGGAATACCCGCGTTTTGTCCATGCCCAGGTGCTCACCCACCGGGCGTTCAGCCGCAACAGCTCCAGCTCTCGGGCCATCCCGGTTATCGAGGTCATTAAACAGACCAAGACCAACCCGGTATACCCGTCACACTGGGGCGCCAAGCAGAGCGGCATGCAGGCCGAGAAGGAGCTGGGCAAGCGCGAACAGCACGAAGCCCGGCTGGTGTGGCAGCAGGCGGCCAGGAGCGCCCGGCTTTACGCGCAGAAACTGGACGAGATCGGGGTCCACAAGCAGGTAACCAACCGCCTGCTCGAACCCTACCAACATATCAAGGTGCTGATCACGGCCACCGACTGGGATAATTTCTTCGCGTTGCGAGAGCATCACGACACCCAGCCCGAAACCCAGCTGTTGGCCGTGGCCATCAAGCAGGCGATGGATACCAGTCAGCCGCTGCGGTTGAAACGCGGCGAGTGGCACCTGCCGTTCGTCGACCGGGAACGGCACCGGGGTCAGATGGTGTATTCGGTGGACGGCGACGTGATCACCCTGGCGGAAGCCAAGCGCATCAGTGCCAGCGCCGCCGCTCAGACCAGTTACCGCAAGGCCGACCTGGGCTGGGGCAAGGCCGATGCCATCTATCAACGCCTGGTCGAGAGCCGCCCGGTTCACGCCAGCCCGTTCGAGCATCAGGGTACGCCGCTGCTGTTCGGTGGCTGGCGACGGTCACGGAATTTCCGGGGCTGGAAGCAGCTGCGGGCCGAGATACCATTCGACACCGTGCGTGGTTAAGATAGGCCCCTTGAAGGGGCCTTTTTTGTTGGACAGTAGAACGGGACTATTATGGAGATACCCGAGTTACCGGAAGGGTTGAGCCTGCACCCCAACAAGGCGAACCCAGAGCGGATCATGGCTCGGGTCGCCAACCCGACGCGCAAAGGGGCCGTTATCACCCACTCGCGGATGCTGGGTGACGGGGACACCTGGGAGCTGATAGCCGACCTGGTGGCTTGGCGCAACGAGATAGGGTCACAGCTATGGGAGACCTGGCCCTATGTCTCGCGGGGCCGCATTGCCGCTGTGATCGCTGACCTCCCTAAAGGCATATCCTGCTACGTCACCGTGGTGCGCCCGAAACACCGGCGACCCTACCCGGTCCTGCGGGTGCTTTGTTACTGGCCGGCGTATGCCGAAGGGCGCAATGCCAAGGGTAACTTCCCGCAGCGAAATAAATCCTGGTCGCTTCCGCTGCAGGCAGATCGGAGCACCATCATGGCCAAGGTGCAGGAGGCCGAAGCCTATCTGGCGAAAATGCGGGCGCTCAACCCCAAGCCGCCACGCGACCAGTTCCGCTGACGGTGCTGCCCAGCGTCGTGCATAGTTAAGTAATACTGTTTATACTGACCCCCAGTAATGGGGGTTTTCTTTATGCAGGAGGCCCACCTATATAAAGAAGGAATCATGGACCCTAGAACCAAGAAACGTCTGTCCACTGCCAAAGGGGTGTCCGTCCACCGCGACAAGCTCCGTATCGCCTTCACCCTGCCGGGTGACACCAAACAAACCAAACGCTCCCTCGGGATTATGCCCACGGTCAAGAACATCGACCTGGCGGAAATGAAGCTGGCCGAGATCAAGCTGGCCATCCTTCGCGGCACCTTCAAGTGGGAAGACCATTTCCCCAACGACAAGCAGGTACGCAACGAAAACCCAACCCTGGCCGACGCCATGGTTGAACTGCACCTGAAACAAGGGTCGTGGAAGAACAGCACCCGGCGGCAGCACGAAAGTTATGTTCGAACCCTCGACCGGCTATTTCCTCGAGCGCAGTTATCCGATCTGACAGAACCGAAGCTGACTGCTTTTCAACGGCAGGTGTCCGAGCAGTATTCCCATAACCGGGCCGTGGCCCTGGTGGGAATCATGCGTAACGTCATGGCCAAAGCCGTGCGGGCGAAGCTGGTCCTGAACAACCCCTTCCTTTATATAGAACCGCTCAGCAAGAAGAACAGTAACGTCGGCGCCGAGGAAGTGGACGACGAACCGATGCGGGTGTTCACCATCGAAGAAGCCGAGAACATCATCGACGCCTATACCGAGCAGGTAACCCAAAACCTGCTGTCCTTTTTGTTCTGGTCCGGTGTTCGTCCGGGGGAGGCGTCGGCACTACGCTGGACAGACGTCAATGCCACCGAAGGCACCGTGACCATTCGCCGGACCCGCACCATGAAACAGGGCGAGCTGCAGACACCGAAAACCCATGCCGCCCGAACGCTGATCCTGCCGGCCAGGGCGATGGAGGCACTTGAAGCCCAGCGGCCCTACACCAGCAAGCAGGAGTATGTGTTCTGCCGGGGTGATAACCATGAACCCTTTGCCAATGCGAAGGTGTTGGGCAGAAAACGGTGGAAAACCATTTTGTCAAAACTTGGTATTCCGTACTTGAAGCCGTACACTACGCGCCACAGTTTTGCGAGCTGGGCATTGATGGCCGGTGAAAGTGAGTCGTATGTAGCCCAGTTCCTGGGTCATGCGAACGTGGACATGGTGAGGCGGCATTACGGCCATATCATCCCCAAAGTGACGCACTTTTGGACCCTGGATGACCCCCAAAATTACAACGAACTGAAAAAATCAATGCGTTCAAAGGGTTAG